GTTCCAACAAATGTATCTGAGTTTACAAATGATGCAGGATATCTTACTGAACATCAAGATATCTCTAATCTTGTTGTAAAGGAAGAAGGTAAGGGATTATCTTCTAATGATTATACAAGCGAAGAAAAGACTAAGCTTGGTGGTGTTGGAACTTCGCAGGGAAGAAATCTAATTCCGTATTCTTTAACAGATAGAACTACAAATGGAATAACATATACAGTTCAGTCAGATGGTTCAGTTTTAGCAAATGGAACTGCATCTGCGGAGAATAATGCCTATTATAATTTTGCATATAAGACATTAAAACTTGGTGATACTTCTTATACTCTTAGTTGTGAAGGACTTCCAAAAAGCGTGTATGTATATGTGTATGATGAAACTATTAGTAAGGCGGTTGCAAACGTATCTAACACGCCAGTGACAAAGACTTTTGTTGGTGATTCAACACATACATATTCTTTATCAATTAATGTTAGTAAAGGCACTCCTGTTTCTGATTTAGCAATAAAGCCAATACTTGAAATGGGAACAATCGCTCATGCCTATGAACCTATTTCAGAGAGCAATGTAAATCTGAAAGATGCAATTGACAAAACTTCGACTTCACAAGGACAGAATCTAATACCTTATCCATATGACGGAACCGAAGGGAATACTAACGGTATCACTTGGACTGTAAACGATGACGGGTCTGTAACTGCTAATGGCACGGCTAGTAAAGAGGCACCGTATTCATTGATATATCCATATAATTTATCTACCATGAAATCGCTTCAGTTAGGAAATACCTATATTATTAGCGATGGGCTCACTGATGAACAGCATACAAACGTTGGCTATATGCAGCTTGTTCGTTATGATAAAAACAATCCTACCAATTGGAAGTACGGAGTTTCTTCAATGAAAGGAACTGAAATATATACAGCAAATGATGAGAATACTCTCCAGTATGGAATAAGGTTGATTATTCGAAACGGCGCAACTGCTAATAATATTACATTTAAGCCAATGCTTGAAGTAGGTACGATGTCGCATGAATACCAGCCTACAACTCTTAGTAACCCTACGCTGAAAAAGGAGATCGGAAGCGCACTGCAACCGGAAAGTATCGTAAATAACCAGACAACGACTGTGGCGGGATTTGCACTGGACGCAAGGCAGGCGAACCCGAATATTGATGGATCGCTCGCAAAGCGGATAAGTGATTTAAACGGCAGTCTAAATGGTAAGAAAGTACCGACAATCGGCATCGAAAACATATTTACTGGAAGCCCGTTTTGTATAGTCAACAATGGTTCCGATGTAATAAGTGTACAAACCGATTGGGATATAGACAATGGCGGCTATAGTGTCCAAAACATAAAGTATCCTGCGGGAACGTTTACTAGTCTTACGGTCTCATTATCGTTACCTGCTAATAGCATTGTTATTGTTGATGTAAGTACACTTAATGGAGAGAATATTAATATACAAGATTCACTCATTAGAAGTAACTTTACAAGTAGCCCAAAAATTTGGAATTTAACAATTACATTCACTGGGCGTACAGGCCAAATACTTACAGATATTAGATACATGCCGTTAGTTATCCACTTAGGTTAAAGAAAGGTTTCCCATAACATGTTGTGCCTAATGCTTCGTTTCCATCTAATGTATTAGCTCTTTTTATTGTTGTATTTAAACTGCCGTTTAAGAAAATATATCGAACAAATATTCGAACGCAACTTATTAACCATTTTTTATCATAGAAAGGAAAAAATAATATGGATAAAATTATTTTAAAAGATCAGACCAGCTTTGAAATTGCCGATGGTGCAAGCCTTGGAAACATCCAGATCCAGTCCAAAAATTTTGACGGGATTAAAACGATCACGGACACTTTTGCAGAGAACAACATTGCGGAAGTGACCTTTAAACACAATGATGAGGTATCTGGAAAATACACCGATCTGAAGTGTGATAGGTTTACATACGCACCGAATACGGACGAGGCCGGCAAGGAAGATGGAACCTACACGGTTACTATCAGGCTGCGAACCAAAAATGAAATCGAAAAACGTCTGGATTCATTGGAAAAAGGTCACATTGCAAACGCTACTGCTATTGATTCAATCATCACAGATATTATTCCAGGTATGGAAGATACTGAAGGTGCTGAATAAATATATTTCAAAGGAGGATTTTAATATGGAAACATTTATGGCAACAAGAATTGAAGAAGCAAGAGGAACTAGTCTTGAAAAGGGACAGGCAAAGTACAGAGCATATTTCGTAAGAAAGAGTGCCGCAAAACTGTATGGACGTTATCAGGATACTGTAAATAGTATCTTGGAACTTGATGGATTCTCAGATTGTATTGTATCTGAATAATCTTATCTACAACTGAATATTGAATAACCGAACCTCCGTTCTAAAATCAATTCCATTTATTTCCAAATGGAGAATATATATGTAGAACATATAAATTTTGATTTAGGATGGAGGTATTTTTTTACGTTATGGAAGAGAAATTTAGATTAGAATTATTATCAATGATTGACAGATTTGCAGATGATAATACTGTAATGATGATAGATGGATGTGTTTGTAGATTATTAAGAAAATATGATATAAATGAGAAACATACAGAATTGTGTGTACTTGAAAATGAGAATGAGAAAATTCTTAATACATATAGAGCTTCTTTGCGTCTTGAAGGTCGTTCACTCAGTACAATTTATCAGTATATGGATTCGATTAAGCACACGTTAGATGATCTTGGAAACAAAAATATAAAGGATATTACTACAAACGACATTAGATGGGCACTCTCATTGTATCAGCAAAGAGTTTCAAATACTACTGCTAATAATAGGAGAAAAAACCTTTCTGCGTTCTTTAGATGGTTGACTCTTGAAGAAATTATTCCAAAGAATCCTATGTTGAAAATCCATGAGATTAAGTCTCGATATGTCACAAAGAAACCATTCTCTGATGAAGATGTAGAAAAGCTTTTAGATAACTGCGATACAATTAAAAATCGTGCGTTATTAGAATTTATGTTTTCTACTGGATGTCGAGTTTCTGAAGTACAGAATGTTAACCGTGAGGACATTGATTTTAAATCGGGCGAATGTACTGTCGTTGGAAAAGGCAACAAAGAAAGGACGGTTTATATATCTGAACGCTCTATGTATTATATCAAAGAATATATTATGACTAGAAAAGACAATCTTGAACCATTATTTTTAAATGATCATGGGACACGATTATCCAAGGAAAGCATTAGACAAAGATTACATAAAATTGGAGATGTGGCAAACGTGACAAATGTTCATCCGCACAGATGCAGACGTACAATGGCAACAGAATTAGCTCGTAAAGGTATGCCAATTCAGTATGTTCAACAAATTCTTGGTCATGCTAAGTTGGATACTACAATGATTTATTGTATTTGTGATAAGAAAAATGTTAGAAATGAATTTAATAAGGTTATGTAAGTGGCGTATATGAATGTGCAAATACACGCCAAACAAGAAAGGAATACGCACAAAATTAAACAATTTTTGCGCATTGATAGTATGTATTGACTTGAATTGTATTATACAAAGAACTTTTGTTCGACAATGTTGTTTTAAACGGCAGTTTAGGAACTTTCGATTTTATCCCAGATGGTAGCAATTTAAATTATTACACATCTGGAGTATATATGATTGGGAACACTGATAAATTAGAAAATTCGCCAGGTGTAAGTTGGTCAATTCTCATTGCATTTGGTTCTAATTTTATATATAGTGTTCAAATCGTTATAAGTGTGCTCGATAGCAAAAATAGTATATATGTAAGAACCAAAACTGAAACAAATAAATGGTGTTCTTGGTTTAAAAAATAAACAAAAAATACAAATTAAAGTGTTCTCCATTCAGACCATTTAGCTGCCCATGCACAGTTGCGTATTTTAATGTCCATACCAAAACCGGAAGTAAGGATTTGGCACCCGAAATAAGAACCATTGTTTCCACCAAAACTAAATCCAAATACACTTTCGCCTGTAGGACACACAAGAAAATATACGAATACACCTGACTGCAAATCTGCAAAATATTTAGGGTTTTGGCTGGTTATTTTGGTATCATCTATAAATTTTACAACTAGGGGAATGTTTATTTTTAAACTGCCGTTTAAAGAAGATTATCGAATATATGTTCGTATATTTATAGAAATCTGTAGACATACGAATATGTATTCTGTTATAATGTCATAATATATCAGAGGTGATAATATGAAACAAGGTGATACTGCATGGATTATAGAAAACAATAGAACTGTTCGGAAATGTAAAATAGTTCGTATTAGTGGAAGTTTGGCGATTATACGTTTTATAGACGGTAGTGGTACTCAGCTACCTTTAAAACGCTTATATGAAACTCAGGAATATGCCTATGAAGAATTAAGCCACAATGATACGCTCTCACGGATTCAAGTTGAATATGACACAGAGAATAGACGAAAATGGAACGGACAAATGTTGTAATATGATGTAATAATAATTTAGGGACAAGTATATGAATTTCTACCTGTCCCTATTTTTTTACGATTTTGCAAAAGTTCTTTGCGGCAAAACTGTTATATTATTTTGTCTCCATTTGATTTTTCAGGAATCTCCATTTTGTCTCCATTGATATATAAAACTATATCAATTTATACGAAAATATATCAACTTATCTTGGTTTCTCATTTTTTAAAATTATTGTCATACCCTTTAAATACCGCTATTTCCCAATGATTTCATCGGTATTGATAAACTCATACGGTGTCTGCTGGTAAACGTAATAAGATACTCATAAAGTCAAAAAACTAATGTTACAAATGTTGATTTTAAGCCATTTTACAAGATTTGTCTCCACGAGTACCAATTATACCACCATTGAATCTCCACGAAAAGAAACAATTTTGTTATTTGAAGCCATATTTTCGAACTGTTTTTCTGCTAATTCATCGCCATATTCTGAAATTCGATCAAGCTCCTTAGACACTTTATCCATCTCTGTCTCCATCTGTTTTGGCATAACTGATGTATACAAATCCATTGTCATTTGCAGAGATGCGTGTCCTAGATATGCTTGGACTGTTTTTGGTGCAATACCAGCTTCAAAACAACGTGTCGCAAATGTGTGTCTAAAACAATGCGCAGAGAATGGTTCTATTTCATCCAGATAATCTTTTGTAAGATTTACCTCTTCTATAATTTTGTTAATTGCTTGACATACAACTTGAGAATTTAATGGTGTGTTGAATTTTGACGTAAATAACAAATCAGCATACTTATCGTCAATTTTCTTTGTAATGGGTTGTTTGGCAGCAACAATAGACTTTTGAACAAATTGTTTCTTTAATGCTATTTCGCACTGCCTGTTGATTGGTATATCTCTTAAGCTAGTTCTTGTTTTGGGTTTTTCAAAATGATATTCCTTTTGACTGTCGCTTTCATATTTCTGATATACGAGAGTTCTAGTTATATGAATTACTCTACTATCCCAGTCAACATCTGTCCATCTTAAAGCAGCAAGTTCTCCAATCCTCATTCCTGTTGATACTGCCGTAACAAACAGATTGTCATAAAATGTTCCCTTACAACAATCAAAGAATACCGTTTGTTCATCCTGTGACAAAACTCTTACATTTTTTTCTTCATCTCTTTTTAATGATATTCCTTTTGCTGGATTCTTTCGCACATATTCGTTAATCATAGCTTTGTTAAAAATATCAACAAGAAGAATTTTTACCTTGTTGCACGTTTCGTATTGATACCCACTACTCTTTAATTCTTTGATAAGTTGTTTGATTTGATATTGAGTAATACTTCCTAATTGAAAATTCCCAAGACTCGGAGATATATGCTTATAATATACATTATTATAATGTCTTTTTGTGTTTTCACGAATAATATCAAACTTGTAAACGTTCATCCATTTCTTATACCATTCGTCAAGTGTTATATTGTCTTTTACGTTTATTTGCTTGTCATTTTCGTAAATCGCTTCATTATATCTCTTTTTAACATCTTTTAGATCTCTGCCTGAAATTGATACCCTTTTACCAAATCTATCTATATATCTTGCTTCATACCTCCCATTCTTTTTCTGTATTATTCCTTGTCCCAATTCTTTTCCTTTAAGATCTTTGCCCAATCGTATTTCCTCCTTGTATATGGCAAAGAACTTTTGCATGACTGTATTATATCACACAAAAGTTCTTTTTACCAAATTAAATAAAATGCTTTCCAGCTAAATATTTCTCAAATTCAACCCTTTTTACTAGATGTTTGTTTCCTACTTTTAATAGGAAGGGACATGCTTTTTCGGAAAGCAATTTTCTAATTGTTGTTTCTCCAATATTAGAGTATGTTGATGCTTCTGGAATCGTAAGATTTATTTTATCTTTAATTTCAACCGCCTGTTTTATGTATATCACCTCTTTACTTTCGTCCTGTAGAACCAAAACCACCTCTGTTTGTTTCGTCCAAGTGTTCCACTTCTTCAAACTCAATCTCAGGCTGAATTTTGTTGATACGAAACTGACAAATACGATCATTTTTATTAATTGTAGTATCTTCCATAGCGATGACAGGGTATAGCCACTGATCATTATCTCCACTATAGCTGTTGTCGATCACCGCAAAACTATTTGTCTGTAATACTTTAAAGTTCTTATATGTACTGCTACGAGGTGCAATATTTGCTTCGTATCCATCTGGTAATTTCATTCCAACTCCAAGTGGGATCAAACGAAATTCACCTTTCTTCAGATGGATTGTTTCGGCTGAACGAAGGTCAATCCAATCTCCTTTGCTGATTTTCTCAATTTTATCAATATCCTCATCAAAATATTTAATTTTAATTTTCTCCATTTGTTTTATTCTCCTTGTCTTTGAAAATTTTGTTCATATCTAAAATATAATTAAACATATCTTTTATTATTGGATATATAGCTAGAAATACAATAATTGCGCCAACTATGACTCCAAGAAAAAATAACAGAAACCCCATAATACTATTCATTTACAACACCTTTAATCTCATCCACATAAGCATCAAACCCATTGTCGCAATCTCTTGTCTTAACCATTGCCATTCCGCTTTGAACAAATACTGCTTCTACAGTACATTCAACAAGAACTTTATCGCCTTTCTTTAATTTGTATAAATCTTCCATTTTCATATTTGTATTACCTCCTTTAATCGCAATATAAAACCATTTTGTTCTGAGCAAGAGACTGCTTTACATCAATAACATGCTGATTCTTACTACCACGATAAGCAAGTGTGAGATCTTTCTGCTCATCTATATATTCTCCGTCTATCACGACATCACATAAAGAAATTATCCGCTTGCGTTTTTCCATCAATCCATCATTATAAGATTCTTCAATATAATCAAAATCATCTGTTTCTACAGGTTGATAATTCATTATGTAATTCCATCGAAAACCTGTATATAACCAGATAGTTTTCTCAGGTAAAGAAATACGGATTTCTTTAATTAGAGACAAGACTTCATCGAGGTTCTGTTCAGCTAAACATTCTCCACCAAGAAACGAGACACGTCTGATATATGGTCTATCAATAAGTTCCATAAATTTATTTTTTGTTTCTTCTGTCCACTCTTTCCCACCATTAAAATCCCATGTTTCAGAATTGAAACAATTGAAACAATGCCTATCACATCCTTGAACGAAGAGGGAGACTCCAACTCCCTCTCCATTAGAAATATCAAGATTACGCATACTTGAATATCTCATATTTAATCCTCCGTATATTCCATGTCGTCCAAATGATAAACACGATCATGAATGTCACCATATCTACCTTGATTACCACCATTTTTTGCAGTACCAATATAACCACAAACTCTGAATGCTATATCCATTGTTGTATTATCAGTATTCCCACAGCTAGGACATTCCCATTTAAGTCTATTGTTTTCATCTGATACAAGAGGAATATCGCCATCAAAGCCACATTTCTCACAATAACAACTCTTTGTGTTAATCTCTGCATACATGATATTGTTATAAATAAACTTAATAACTTCTAATATAGCAGGGATATTATGACTCATACTTGGTATTTCGATGTACGAGATTGCTCCTCCTGGACTCAATTTCTGGAATTTTGATTCGATTCTTAACTTTTCAAATGCCGTGATATGTTCGAAGACAGGAATATGATATGAATTAGTAATATAATTTCTATCAAAGCCATCTAATTTTTCAAAGATATCGCTACCGAAGCGAGATTTTAGACACTTTGCAAATTTGTAAGTTGTGGACTCTAATGGTGTTCCGTACAAACTATAGTCAATGTTTTCAGCTTCTTTCCACTGATTACATTTATCATTTAACGCTTGCATAACCTTTAATCCAAATTCTTCACCAATACCTTCATCAGAATTAGAATGACCAGTCATAAATTTTACACATTCATATAAACCAGCATAACCAAGCGAAATTGTTGAATATCCATCATAAAGAAGTCTGTCAATTTTTTCATGTTTCTTTAATCTAGCATATGCTCCATGCTGCCATAAGATAGGTGCTACATCAGAAGATGTACCAAGTAATCTTTCGTGTCTTGCCCTAAGTGCTTTATGACATAACTCAGTTCTTTCTTCAAAGATTTCCCAAAACTTATCAAAATCTCCGTCAGATGAGAAGGCAATATCTGGAAGAGAAATTGTTACGACACCTTGATTAAATCGTCCATAATATTTGTGTTTACTTGGATTAAAATTCTTTGCGTTTGCAATGTTCCCTACTTTATCTGTAAATCTGTCAACGGTCAGAAAACTTCGGCAGCCCATACATGTATAGACATCACCCTTTAATTCAAGCATCATTTTTTCGGATATGTAATCAGGGACAAGTCTCTTAGATGTACATTCAGCCGCTAATTCTGTAAGATACCAATATTTTGAATCTTCTGTAATATTATCTTCCTCTAATACATAGATGAGTTTAGGAAATGCAGGTGCGATATAAACACCCTTTTCATTTTTCACACCTTGAATTCTCTGGTGAAGCATTTCTTCAATTAACATTGCTAAGTCAGCTTTTTCACGTTCGTTCTTTGCTTCATTCAGATACATAAAAATTGTGATAAAAGGTGCTTGTCCATTTGTTGTCATAAGTGTGACCAACTGATACTGGATTGTCTGAACACCTTTTTCTATTTCTTCTTTTAATCGTTTATTTGTTATATTAACGACTTCTGCAAGGTCTTCATTGTACTCACTAATCAATCCATTATCATATAATTCTTCTGTTACCTTTTTTCTGATTGATTTTCTACTTACATCAACAAATGGTGCTAAATGTGCTAACGAAATACTCTGTCCACCATATTGATTGCTTGCAATTTGAGCAATTCCTTGTGTTGCAATATTACATGCTGTAGAAAACGCATGAGGTGTTTCAATTAACACTTCACTAATTACTGTATTGTTCTGAAGCATGTCTTCCAGGTTGACCAACCCACAGTTATGCATATGCTGCAAGAAATAATCAGCATCATGAAAATGAATTAGTCCTTCATTATGAGCTTGAATTATTTCAGGAGATAATAAATATCTTTTTGTCATATCTGTGCTAACAGATCCAGCAATATAATCTCTTTTGGTAGGATTTAATGTTGGATTTTTGTTTGCATTTTCATCCTTCCAATATTCGTCTTTATCTTCTACAAGATTATGAATCTCAGAATCTGTTGTATTTTCGTTTTCTCTTTGGAACTCACGAATACTTCTATATCCTTCATATGCTTTTGCGGTAAGTCTCTGCTTCTTCGTAATCAATTTATCGTAAACCATTGATTCAATGTCAGAGATACTTACTTCATCCTTGTTCTTACACTCTTTTTCAATCTCATTTGCAATGTCTTCAGCAATCTTTGGCTTTACAATACCTGAACCGTTTTTCATTGCTTTAAGAATTGCAGTTGAGATTTTAGATTTATCAAAATCAACTTCTGAACAGTCACGTTTTACAACCTTCAATAATTTTACCTCCTATCATTCTTCACAAACTAGAACTGTATGCATAACTGAATCATCTAAATTTGCATGTGTTCGTTTCTGCTTAATTGTTCTAATATAATATTCTCTGTCTCCAATCTGAACCGTCACAAAATTATCTTTATCATACAACGCATCAGCAAGACCTCGACAACTCATATATCCTGTATATATCTTAATCACTTCCTTCCTAATATCTAACCATGTAGAAATCCTTCACATACTGTACAACATCATCCGCATGAAACATTAGTTTCGTTGCCAAACATTCCTTAATCCAAGGGTGAATTTTGTCAAAAATGTCTCCTTTTTTGGCATCTAATACGTCTGAATATGCAATGACAGGAATATTTAATCTATTAGCTTCATAAACTTCAATAGATGTTCCAATACTTTCGTTTATACCATTAACATTTGCAATCACAATATCGCTTTGACGTACCATATTGAGATCAAACTGCATAATTTCCTTATCTGTATGACCTTCCATGTTATCAAAGTCAAAATAATCAGCAGGATTGATGACTTGAATAATTGAATTGCAACACTCTGCTGCAATTTCAAGTTTCTTCCTTAAAACTTCTCGCCATGTGTTATATTCAGTTTTTGTAAGACCACCCATACGTCCAGCTAAATAAATAGTTAGTTTATTACTCATCCGCTTTCTCCTTTAAAATTTTTTTATACCAATAGTCAACATTACTGATAACATCCTCAATATCATCAGATTGATTATTGTATACGATTCTATCCGCAAGCATTTCAGCACCATTAAAATCTTTAATGTCGGCTTCTATACGTCTTTCAACTTCTTTTGGATTGTCGCCACGAATGGATAATCTCTGCTTAATCGTACTCAAATTGCTATACAGATAGATAATAACCATTGGAATCTCTTTTGCTTGCAAATCTCTTACACCATTAGGAGTAAGAATTGTAACTGTATCATCGTCTGCATCATAGCAATCTGTTAATGCAGTGCCATAATACCAAACACCTTGCTCAGTGTCGTACTTCTTCCACTCTGCAAAGAATCCATCTTCAATTTTCTGTTCAAAATCTTCTTGGGAAATAAAATGATATGTAATATCCTGTTTTTCACCTTTTCTTGGTGGACGAGATGTAAATGTCACCAGACTTTTATAACCATGTTCTTTTACTAATTTATCTCGCACAAATGTTTTACCACTTGCGCTTTTACCAATCAAACAAAGAATAATCAATCACCTTCTTCCAAGATATTTGTAATTCTACCATCTTCAATTAGTATTGTTTTGCCATATTTGAATAAATTCATGCAATCTTCTAATGTAATTTCATCTAACTCTAATACCTGTGAATAATTAGTCATTCTTTTTTACCTCGTATTTCTTACAAATTTCAGCAAATTTATTAATTTCATTTTCATCATCAGAGTAAATGGTCATCTCTAATGGTTTACAGTGCGATACATTTAGTAATCCTAACATAGATTTTGCGTCAACGACATGTACCCCATATCTTGCGTCAACTTCACTATTCATCTTGTTAATTGCAACTACAAAGTCTTTTGCATCGTTAATACTTTCCAAATCCAATTTATACATTCTTTCCATTTTCTTTTTCACCTCTCTAAAACAAGCCCACTAATAAACATTAGATCACCTTTTCATATATTTTAATTTTCTTTACAACCGATTTCCATTCTGCGCAGCAAGAAGATATATCACCATCACGTTTTGCATTACGATTTAAAGCATTTTTGTCTACAATAAATTCACTTAAACAATTTGTAGAAATCGTAATAATATTCGCTGAATCAGTATGTTTGTTACTTTTCGCATCAGCCATAATACAAGGAATTACTTCACCATTTGCTAAAATCAAGTCAAAATACTGACCAATCTTACATTCAAAATGTGAACCAATTGCTACACAATATCTTCCATTTACCATTCGAATACCATAATCGCTTGTATATGCTTTCTGTTGTAACTTATACTGTTTGCTCCCTCTACTGGTAATTGCTGTGTATGGCATCCAAGTCTTATTTTTTGCATATGGAACATTGTAGATCCTGTAATTGATTGGTTTGTCAGATACATAATCTTTATGGATATAACCAGTTTTGTCATCAAGATCGACAGTATACCAACAACCGTTTGTAAGTTCGTTTCCAATGATAATAACCTGTTCATTAAACGAAACCTGTTTAATAACTTCTGAATTCTTGCTTGGCTGCTCTCGAATGTTCACATATGTACCTTTTACATACTTTTTCTTGTACTCAATTTTCTCTTTTGATTGAGATAACAAGTTTAATTGATTACTGAACCCTGCCGTAAGACAGGGTGTAACTGTTATGCAAGGGTTTTCGTCATAAACCTCTGCTTGTGCTGTTGGAACAGAAGTTGTGAGAATTACAACAACTGCCATTCCAAATGTCATTTTTCGTAATAAAATACATTGCCTCCTTTGTGCTATTGGTACGTTACATTTGTATATTCTCTGTTTGAATTGGGAATATTTAGCGAATTGTTAATTATAAGAAGGTTCAGATTTGTCATCTCTTACGATTTCAAAAATAGGGAACTGAACCGAAATTCCACCATTTTTATTCTTTGTTTCGCCTTTGAATTTAATCTGCACAATTTTGCCAATAATCTCACCAGGATTGTTCCAATAGTAAGTTCTCTGCTCATCAGTAAATCCAGATCCTACACCAAGTTCACATCCTTTGTAATCACATTTGATTAGTCCAAGCGTACCTTTGTATTTGCCATCACCTTCGATAACGTCAGTGCAACGAATATCTGCATGTTTAAATGACTTGACTTTAAGAATTCCGTTATTACGTTTATTCTTCCACTTTGTATCTTTGTTGAGCATTAAACCTTCCCAACCATCTTTATCTGCTTTATTAAGCAATGGTTGAATAACCGATTTATCAGTTCCTTCATATATAATAGGAACAACCTCAAGATTATCTGTCTGAAGTCGAGAAATTGCGATTGTTAATGGATTCAACACATGTTCTCTACGATCTTTGTACTTTAATTTACTCTCACCATTTTCAAATTCTTCGTTTGGGATACATTCATAGATTACAAATTTGATGCAAGACTTGTCAGAATCGTCAGAATTGATAATACCAGTTCCAATCTGAAAGTTGTCATTATCAGAAAGATTATCATAATTTTTACGAATTAGCTCACCATTAAACATATAGTTTTCATGTTTTGGTAATCGTTCAATATCTTTAATGATGTGGTCAAGACCTGTAAATGGTTTACCTTGTCTACTAATTAGTTTTCCTTTATAGTATGCGCAGTTATTACCATTAAGCTTCTGAGATAACGCAAACCATTCACCATCTTTAGGTTCATTCTTTTCAGAAATTGGATACGCTTGTTGTACGTCCCATGATGGAATCAAACCATGAATTACACTGTTTACAACTTTTTTATCACAACCAAGACGAAATTTCTTTGTGATCATTTGTTTATAAAAATCTTGGTATTCTTCTGGTTGATTCTCGATAAACCCTTGCATAGTTCCAATATCCATATCGCTACCTGAATTAAAATCAGCTAAGTATTTCATTACTTCTTCAAAAGAGTTCAATTCTGTTCCTGACATACCAACGAATTTATTTAATTTCTTATCGCTGATACCAGTTACAATATTTGAATCAAGTAAGAACACTAAGCACTTTTTGAATAATTCGTTATCTTTGTTTGCTTCAATGATGGCTTTCTTATCATTTGTACTACTTGTATTTTGTATCTGTTTGAAAATTTTAATTACTTCTTCCATTCAATTCCTCCTCTCTTGAAATCAGGATTTAGTTTTGAATTGATAAAACATAATCTCTTGTAATCTCTTTATGAAATTCCGTAATCTGTTTCATAACCTGTTCTGCCCATTCTTTTACTTCTGGATTAGCACCGCCATCAGCACAACGCTCTCTAAATACGTGTCCCCATTCACAAAGATTGATTTTAGATATAAAATTGCTTGGAATACCCAACATATAAAGACCACGTTTTACATCTTTGTTATTCTCATATTCTTTTAAAACATATCCATTAGTCGATTTTACATATGTTTTACCATCATGCTCAATCTCGTTTGGTAATTCAAATCCAAGAATTTTGCAAGCCTGTCCATCTGTTAATACTTTATCCTTGTAATAATCTGACATTTCTCCTTCATCAAATGTTGCTAACCTTGTACTGTTTCTAATAATTCGATTATCAAATCTTCTTGCGTGTGCATCAACGTCATCTTGTCCTGCTCTATGCAATCCTTCTGTCATAATTGTAATGTCAATGTATCTAAGAACTGTAATATGTCTTTTGCCCATACGAAGCAGCATCCCAAGCCATTTACAAAACTTATCATAGCTTTCAACCTCTTGATCCTCTTTTAATCTTCCATCAGGATTTAAAACCTTATCGCATACAACTTTAATTTCTTCGTTCAATTCTGGTGTCCACGTTCTTTTACTCATAAACATAGATACAAATGCTTCATAAAATCCTGTAATACTTGTTACTGTAGCTTTCAATATACTTGATCCTCCTTATAAATATTTATTCTCTTCCTGATAGTGTCTTACAAACTTCATTGCTTTCTCACATTCTTCAACAGTGCCGATGTTTTTATATTTTTCATATTCAATAACATCTGCGTATGTTTTAAATTTACAGTTATATGTATATTCTAAGAATTTGTCCCAGTTAAGTTTAATTTGGTCATACACATCAATCTTCTTTTCAACCTTGCTATCTCCAACCCAAGGTTTTAAAAATGTCTCCCATTGAGCTTTTGACCAGAAATAATATCTAAGCATAATATCAAGTTTATTTGCAAATTCTTCTTTTGTGATATTATAATCTGATATCAATTTGTTAAAGTCTTCTTTAAAGCTACCATGATCAAAAATATTGTATGTGACAATATTTCCATGATTGATGTCATAATAATACACATACCATTCCATCTTTCTACCTCCCTATATGATCAAGTCTTTCCATTATTTTCAAAAAGAAAGTTTAGTTTACTGTTACTTACTTATTCTCTCTTTTGCTATATCAAAATACTTTTCATCTAACTCAATCCCAATAAATTTTCGATTAAGATTCTTACATGCGACTCCTGTTGTACCAGAACCCATACAATTATCTAAAATAACATCACTTTCATTAGAAAATGTCTTTACAAGTTCCTCACAAAGCAACAACGGTTTCTGAGTTGGGTGTAGGTTTGAAGTTAAACAATCTCTTTGAAACTTCCAAACTTGTGTTGGATATCTCCATCCAGTATCCTTATATTCAATTACTTTCTTTTCGTTTTCATCTGTCAATTTACCTAACTTGCCGTTTTTAACTTTATTTGTTCGTGGTTTGCCATCATATTTCACCATCTGAGGATTATATGTACACTGTTTCTTATAAAATACTGATATTGTTTCAACTGTTTTGCCGACTCTACGTTTTACCTGATTGATATTTGTAAGTCGTTCTTTCTCCCAGTAAATATCATATTTATAATTATCAATGTTGCTATTCCTTAATAACGATGAAAATGGTTCTTGTCCAAATAACAGAATCGGTGCGTTATCTTTAGTAATACGATCGTACTGTTCCCATAATTTATCAAATGGAATAATAATATCCCAAGAACATTTTGTCGTGCCATATGGTAAATCACACAGAATCATATCAACCGATTTATCGGGTATATTTTTCATAAGTTCTAAACAATTTCCTTGCCATAATTCGTAATTACTTTCCAAATTTTCAACTCCTTCCATTTATTTTTCAAAAGAAATAATGGTTTCATTTGGTTCTTAAAAAATCACTTATTTTCAAATCAATCGCTCAAAACCCTTAATTTATAAGGCTTTCAGAGCATTGATTTTTATAAAATTAGACAAATCCTTAAAAATGCCGTATTTTACTCAATTTTTGACGATTTTCAAATTTTCATGCCCTGCAACCCTTGATTTTACTAGGGTTACAGAGCGAATGAAATCCGTCTTTCATTGGCTTTTTAAGTCTCTGAAATGCCCTATTTATGGGCATTCCAGAAATCCTCTATTGTATTATTCTCTTAAAATACTAATTTTGGATGAGCTGTGTCATACAAACACTGCTGTAAGTGAGTCTGTTTCTTACTTACGCCCTCTTTACTGATAGCCATTCTCAAAGCACCAGTTTGAGCAACCAAATCACATTTTTTCTTTGCTCTTGTAATTCCTGTATATAATAATTCTCTTGTTAAAAGGGAATATGATGAAAAATCAATGCCGAAAATAACATGATCGAACTGAGAACCTTGAGACTTGTGAACTGTAATCGCATAACCAAGTTCAATACTATTAACTTGTGTTCCTTCTACGTATACCTCTCCAATACCCATAAATGAAATAAGCACTGCTTTATCTTCTGGAAATACCTTTTTAATAATACCAAGATTACCATTAAAGATAGGTGGATTGGTTTTGTATGTATTCTGTGTATTGATAACTTTGTCTCCTTCTCGAAGAATTGTTACTTTGCCCTGTGATACAACCTCAATCTGTTCTTTATTGTCGTCTTCTGGATTATATAAATCCTGAATCGTATTATTGATGTTATAAGTGCAAGCATCACCTTGTTTCTTAACAGGAACAAGTATCTGAGTTTCCATAATATTGAAGTTCTCTGTGTTCATTGCTTCTGAAAATCTCTGCATTATTTTATAGAAAGTATTACTCTTATCTGAATAACAATCTAATGATAAATCCTGCAATTCTCCTCTTGTCTCTGTACCAACCCAATCTTTTTCTACAATCTGTACTCCTTTACGAATACGTCTTGCCTCTGTAACAATAGCTGAAGCTGCTGCTTGTCTATGTACTTGACTAAGATATACAGTGGGAATCTCAGGAGAATTGATCATATCAAACGCAATGTTGCCACACCCAATTGACTCTAACTGTCCCATATCTCCAAGACAGATAAGCTTTGCACCTGAAGGAATTGCTCTTAAAAGATAATAGAAAAGATAAGCATCAACCATTGAAATCTCATCTACGATTACAATGTCAACATCCAATGGGTTTTCATCATGATATGTGAAACCATTCTTGCCCCCATCATCAGTACAAGGATATTTAAGCAATCTATGAATTGTATATCCTTCTTCTCCTGTGATTTCAGCCATTCGAGAACTTGCACGACCAGATAAAGCACACTGTACATATACATAATCTTTCAATGCTTCAAGAAAAGCAGACACGGATGAACTCTTACCTGTTCCAGCTTCACCATGAATAACAACTACATTGTTTTCAAGTGCTTCTTTTACACCCATTCGCTGTTCTTCTGTAAACTGCCAACCATTCTTATGTTCGACATGCTTGATTGTATCTTCCCAATCGCCATATGTAATCTCTGATTTTGCATCTCTTAATCGGATTAATTCTTTGGCAATTTTATCTTCAATATTGTAGAATTTTCTAAGACCAATCTGTGTCTTATCTTCATTCCACCACAGCTCATCACCCATATCATGAATTGCTTCTGTAATATTCATATCAGGAACATCTTCGCCAAGTTCATCAATAATTGCACCCATTAACTCGTCAGGTGTGATCCATGAACAACCATTCTGACCAGAATCTTCAAGGTATTTGTAGATAAAGGCACTAATACGTTGAGAACAAAATTCTTCCATTCCACTATCAAGTGCTATTTTATCTGCCGTTTTCCAACCGATTCCTTTTACTTCGTTACATAAGATATATGGATTATTTTTAACCTTTTCAACAACTAAATCAGGTGAATTATATCGTTCCATTAATCTATTCACCATATTATTCGTAAGGTTATACTGTTCCAACTCTGAGAAGATTTTTGCTAAATGGATATTCCGATTAAATCTTTCAATCCATCGTGCAGCCGTGTCTAGTCCACAACCTCTGACCTTTACCAAATCTTCTGCCTTGTTATTCTTCAAAGAATCAAATGGATCATCCAATGCATCATACATATTTTCAATCTGAAGTGGAGTGAACAAAGTGGACAAGAATTTCTTCTGTCCAACTTTGTCATTCTCATTAAAGGTAATGGCACTATAGATTGATATGATATTGTATTGTCCTCCCCATTTGGGATCTTCTACATAATCTGCCACCAATACATATGGATTACCTTCAACCAACTGTGGCATTGTACCTTTGATTATGATTTGATTGAATTTGTCGGTCTTAGGTTTACCCTCTTTGACCTTATCTACTGAGACAACAGCAATTCCAAATTCATTTTTATAAAATCGTATTCTCTCTACACTACATATAATTTTTATTCTATTTTCTGATGCCATTAGTCCTCACTTTCCTTTTAATCAACTTTTGTTCTTTCAGATTGAAGTAGCAATGTGCCATCTGAATGTATCTCTTGAACTTTGTTTACTGTGTGCTGATAAATTGTGTCTTTATAAATCATTGGTCTGAAACTATCATCTCTTCTGATTCCTGCTACAACAATCTTTGAACCTCTACTTAGCCAACTTCTTTCAAGTACAGTCTTCTTATCACTATTTGGATCAAGCTTTGCTGAAATTTGCTTATTATAAAATGCATAGTGACCTTTATTAAACTTCACATGTACTGCACCATATTTTGTAAGAAGTGTAACCATACAATGCAAGTTATCAGCATTGATAACTGTTCCTGCTATTCTTGAAATCTTAAATTTAGGCATTTTCTTTGGTGAGCCATCAATATAGCGAGTGTAATAATCGTAAGGTTCTGGTTCTTCTGGTAAATCAAAGAAATTAACTATGCCATATAGTTCTTCATTAATATTCTCCAATTCATGCTCACCATCATAGAAACTTAATGCTTGCATAGACCAAGAAGGTAATGTACCATCAGCATATTGATTCCAAACAGTTTTAAATAAAGCTTCATTATAGAGATTTAATGTATCAGTATTGTCAAACCAATCCTTTAATGGCTGAATGTATTTATCAACCTCTTTAGTAAACAATTTTTCTGATACGATATAATATTCTCCTTTTATTTTAACTACTGAGTCTTCTGTGAAATGTTCCTTGAAGAAAGGCTGAGAATTGTTGTCGAGAATATAATAACCATCATGATATCCTCTTTTTGGTACTTTCTTTCCTTCATCTATATGCTTTTCATACAATCCTTCATCATCTAAAACATATTTTTTGAAATTAACCATACGTTTTGCTAAATCTAATGATTCAGGAATAATACCCAATTCTGTCATTTTTGCGAACTGTTGCATTGTAATTTTGTCACTTGGAGTAAAAGCATAGTTTTTTAAATACCAACGCATTGTTTCTTTTCTATCTGATGAGTGCAATTCTGTAAAGCAACCAGCTTTAATTAATTGAACCATTTTTGACTTGGTAATAAGCTTTGTATCAAGCATTTTACGAGCGAAATCTTCCATAGAATTAAATGGTCTGTTCTGAATAATTGCTTGTACAATATCATCGCCTATACCATTAATACCCTTTAGTCCAAAAATGATACGATTGTTCTCAACATCTGCTTTAAAACCAAAGTCTGCTGAGTTGATAAGTGGAAGTTCTACTTTAACATTCTCTTTTTGAACAGCCGCTATTGCTACTGCCATCTTTCCATAATTGGTAGAATCACCTGCATTTTCATCTACTGCGCCAGAATCTACAATTAAATTCGCTGTCTGCCAGTAAATCGGACTGTATTTATAACATAAATTCAGTTCTTGAAGACCTATAATCGAGTAGGCTAGTGTATGACTTTTATTGAATCCATACCCTCTCTGGGTGCAAATAAGCACATTCCACACATAGTTCGTTAAATTCTTTGATAAATTCTTCTCTTTCGCATTAGCAAAGAACTCTTCTTGTAATTGCAAGAACTCTTTTGGTTTCTTCTTTGCAACCGCTTTTCTTAACCTATCACCCCAAGCTAGTGAGAAACCACCAATCTTCGGATGCATTGTTAAAAGTACCAAATACTCCTGGGCTTCACAGATACCAAATGATACTCCAATAATATCTTTCAAAATATCTTGTTCTTCTTGTGTCAGACCATATTCAGTCATTTCATCATACCAATACTGGATATTTTCTCTAAAACGAGCATATTTCTGTAATGGTGTTTCAGCACCTTTTTCCTGTGCCATAAGTCGCAATACTGAGTTAATGGTTGCTAATTCATCGACAGAAGAAGGTTTTGCCAATGCAACCGCCTGTACACCACTCTCTTTCTCCATCTGAAAGAATGACATTACTTTGTGATTCCAAAGCATTTCCCACATATCTTTAGCATTACGTTCCAAAGTATATACGCCAATATATTTTTCATAAGTAGCTTTCAATGAACCTTGCCACTCTATTACATTATTCTCCAAAAGCAGTTTCAACTCTGCTTGCATTTTATCCAAAGCATCAATACAAAGCAGATCGACTTTAATAAGAGAACAATCTTCACACATATGTAAATCAAATTGAGTAATAACATCACCTGAATTTGTTTTCATAAGTGCTGTTGTATCTGTAAATGGTCTATCAACTAAAATAATTCCACCTGCATGTGAACCTACACCATTGACAAGTCCTTCTATCTTCTGTGCAGCTTCCCATAATTCAGGATATTTATTCATTTCTGTAACAAATTCTTGTACAGGTGGATTATCATCATCACCATAATACATTTGTGATAAAGTTCTTAATTGACCTCTATCGGCTACAATCAATGAACTAATATATTGAGCTATATCATTATCAATCTTCAAACCACGAGCTGCTGTTAAGATAGCACTTCTACTCTTTTCAGTTGATAGTGTCATAACCTTGCTAACTCTATCTTCTCCATATGTATCTTTCATAGCCTGAATAACTGCTTCACGCTTTGAACCACATATATCAATATCAATATCCAAAACAGAAGCACGTTCTGGATTCAAGAATCTCCAAGGATATGTCTTTGTTTTTTCTCTTAACGGATTAATCTGTGTGATACCAAGAATATTTAATAGACAGAAACCTACACCAGAACCTCGACCAGCCCCTACTAATGTACCTGCACTCCAAGCAATCTGCACATCAATAGCAATCTGAAGAAGATATTTAGACCAACGAACCTTCATTTTTTCGGATGAATCCTTTATATAATGAAGACATTCGTTTATTTTTTCATAAGCTTCGTCTGTTTGGTAATAAGGATCTGTGTCAATATAAGCAACAATATCTCTTACTAAATGCCTATCACAATCATATTTAGAATGATAAAACTCACTTAATAAAGGGATTTGATACTTAAACTTTTCATATAACTCTTTGTTTGGTTCAGAAGTATTTAATGGAATGTACGGAATATCGAGATCTTTTGTGAGTTTGTAATACTCTGCTTTTCCATATATAAGCATTGTATTGTCTAATCCCTTTTGAACTACATCGTGACCATAGTATTCGTCCATATACTCATGAATTTCATCTTCACTCATAATATAAGTGGTAGAATAAAAATCATCCACCTCTCTGTCACCCTCTTGAGATTCCAAAAAGATTTTATGTATCTGTCTATCTTCTTTTTTAAGATAATGAGCATCCGTTGTAATGATATATGGTGTACCTGTCTCTTCTGATAACTGAATTAACTTGTGATTGACATAGATTTGCTCCATCATATGAGAAGGTTGCAACTCTAAAAAGAAGTATCCTTCACCAAATATCTCATTCATATATGCAATCCAATCTTTACAAGATTGCCATATTTTTCCATATTCCTTTGGATTTGCTTTTTCTAAATCCTGAAATTGTAAAAGTCTATGTGGTAAAGCTCCTCCAAGACAAGCCGAGCTTCCGATAATATCTCCTTTATAGTTTACCATCATTTCTTCAAGGTCACTATAATAGGTAGGAACTCGCATCATGACATGCATAAAAGAGTTCTTAGTCCAAGCTTTTGTACTTAATTCTCTAATGCCTTGATGCCCATGAGCATTTAATGCTACTAAAATAAAATGAGGATATCTATTATTAAATTTATTCTCGGCAGTTACATCTTCTGTACACAAATATATCTCATTACCAAGAACAACTTTAAAATTCTCCCATCCTTCTAAATCCTTGTGACTATCATAGTATTTAAGTGCATCTAAAGAGGAAGTGATAGACTCATGTTCCGTAAAGCAAATGCCAGCATGACCTAATGAGTGAGCATACTCAATCATTTCAGGCACTTTATTTATAGAATCTCGAAGTCTTAAATTACTTCCCTCTGCACTATGGTTATGTACTCCAAAAAAACTCACTCAAATCCTCCTCTTATAACTGTTTTAATAAGCTTCTAACTGGTTCTCTTCCATAATTCTCTTTCAACCAATCAATGTATCCTTTATCCTTTTGTGCTACCTCCACAAGACGTTCATTCTTATACTTACCGAAATTCAACACATAAGTATCTAAAGGTGGTAACTCAGGTTTCTTCCACTCATCAAACTCCATATCTAACGGCTTTCGTGAAGCAAGATAATCAGCCAAATGAACAATCTCCTGATATTTATTTGATGGTTTTGGAAGCACAATTCCAGCATCTTTTGGTTTGTTTGAGGTTGTCCATTGCCCCATATGAGATTCAATCGCATTAGCAATCAGTTCAATTTCTTTATCTGAAATAACTGCATCTTCTTTGTGCTTTCTAACCGCTTCTGCCATTAACAACGGATGATCAAATACTGTAAATACTTCCTTTACATCATCACTTGCACCTGATTTTCTGCCATCATGCACTAAACCAGCACATCTTAATAAGTCTCTTTCTCTGTCGGTGAATTTGTTCTGATACTGTTCAAGACTGAAAAACCAATTAAGGAATCGTACAACTGCAATACTGTGTCTCATCAATCCACCATCGCCTAATGCGTATGCAGGATGGTACTTGCCTGTAGACGAGGCAGGTACTTCCCACCAATACAAAGGAAGTTCTGATACCAAGAGTTTACAGAAATCTTTAATATCTTCATTTTCAAACGAGTCATAAATAGGCTCAATCATTTTTAGTTTTTCTTCTGTCATTAAAATACCAACTTTCTTTTCTTCTCTGTATTATTATTCTCCAAAGCATTCCACTTTTTATTGACTTCAAATGTCTTTTGAGTTGGTGTCCACTTTGAATAATATTCACATTCATTTTTATAAATAGTTGCTTCTGGATTTGTTGTGCAGAAATTGCACCAATGACATAATGGCGTGGGCTTCGGAATAAACAGATTTTTATTCTCACTTGCTTCAATATCACCAAACACTTTATCAAGTGCTTTAATTAAACGCTTTTCCCATCCTTTTGTAAGAGCATATTGTTCATCATCTATAAGGATGAATCTATACTGCGATTCAATAGGCAATTCACCAAATTCGTTTAAAATTGCCAAGGCATAAATTCCAAACTGTAATGAAGTTGCCAATTTACTCTGATCATATATTTTCTTGGAAGTCTTATAATCAACCGTTCTATACTGACCATCCTTTACATCAATTCGGTCAATAAAACCTTTTAGAATAACTTTGTTATTCCATACAAATTCAAAAGGTTTTTCAAAATATGTAGGCTGCCAAGTAGTATCTTCCATTTCTTCATGTAACACTTTATCAAATAGTTTTATTTTTTCTTCATATGAAGCACCACTCGCATTATCAGTTTCGTGCCATACTTCAAAATATTTTCTTCTTAGCTGTGCTACACCTAATAATTCTTCTTTTGTTTTTTCGTCTGTTTCGGTCACTCCATTCTGTAGAATATTATTTAACTTGTCATAATCTACCGCTTGACCAGAAGCAATCATCCTGCCCTTCTGTTCCAAAACATAATGGCACAGACTACCTAACTCAAGTGCAATTGAAGTATCCTGTGAATACTTCTTATCCATATATTTAAACTTATACTGAAGAGGACAGTTTTTAAAAACCTCAATTTTACTATATGAAAATGTAGGTAAACCTTTGTCCTTATCAGTTACAGGTCTTACTCTATCTTTTAATTCTTGCAATTACTTCTCCTTCTTTGATTCTTTCAACACTCTATTAACTTCATCCATTGTGATAACAATCTTCTCATCTAATAATTCCAATAATGTTTCTTTCCCCATATCTGTAGGACTGGCTTTATAAGGCAATCTATTCTCACTGTCTAACAACAAACAAACTTTGCAATATGGCACTAATCCTGCTACTTTTTTTACAAGTTTGTTATAATAAATCTCTGCCTCAAAAGAATGTGCATCCTGGTATTCTCTATCAAAAGCCACAATCACTTCTTCACATTTGAGATATTGCAATAATAATTTTTGCTGAGTGACAGTAATATTACTTCCGCAAGTTGCTACTGCAAATGAATCTTCTCCAAAGTACGAATAATTTTGCATACATCCTTTTTCTGATTCAAGCAGCATTGCTTTTCGTATTGATTTAATTTTGTTTTGGGTAACATTGATTCCGTATAGATTTGAACCTAATTGATGACTAAGAAACTTCCCACTTATTTGAAGCGGAACATACTTTCCTACTCTTTCAATATCAGATTCATCAAGATAACGACCTCTAATTCCAATCAACCGATTGTCTTTGTCTCGATGTGGAATTACGATTTGATTGGTCAATCCATAATAACCAATCTCATACCTGCTCAAAGCTTCACGAGAAATGTTGTCATTTAACCAATCTTCATGGGGTGCATAGTAGAATGTGTCTAAGATATTTTCACTAATTTCAGACAATGTAGGTACTTCACGTCTATTCTTTTTTACTGACTTCAAACGATTAATCCATTCAAAATCATTAATACGATTCTTTTCTTTCTCAATCTCATCAGCACTTGTAATAGCTAACTTTCCTGTAAGTTGCCCAATAAAATGTAACGCTTTATACCATGTAACTGTCTTTCCTTTAACTCTATTAGCTCTAATTACTAATTCAACAACGTTAAAATTATCTGAACATTTAGAGTAACAATGAAAAGTTCTTCCTTTGTACCCTTTATCCTCGTTTGGTTCGTGATAATAATACAATTTCCACGAATCTGATCCGTGACATACCGACTGGAATATTAAATCGCCATTACTATCTGTTTTTGGATAACTAGAGCCAAAATAAGTAACAATTTTTATTATATCTTCCTTAGTAAGTGAGTTAAGAATTGCATCCTTGTCTAAATACATACCCTCACCTCACTTACCAATTTCCCCAACTCTTCTTATCAGTTGGTTCTTCTTCCTGTTCTTCATCAATCGGATTATCAGGTACTTGAGATAGCAATACAGAATGTTCCTTAATCTTCTCTTCTACCTGCTCAATCTTTGTAAAATCCATATCAATTAACTCAAAATCATAATTCGTTACAAACAAACACTGTTCTGTCATAGTACCCAAATCAATTTTTGTCCAAATAATGATTCGTGTTAATCTTCCTCGTCTGACTTTATATACCCAATGACACATATTAGGTACAGGCATATTAACCATTTTATGTAACACTGATTCAATTTTCTTTTTCTCTGCTTTGGTGGGAGCCATTGAAATAACACCCATATCCAATTTATTCGCTAATGCTTTTGAACCAGCTAACAAATTCTGATCCTTATACTGTGCATTTTGTGCTTCACCATTTAACTGAGAAGCAGTATAAATAAACACATCTAACTGTTGAGCAATCGTCTTTAATTCGGTTGCAAATACCAATAATAACTGATGCTCTTTCAATCCCATTCCAGATTTACTATTTACTTCTGCCATTAAACGTAATGAGGTATGAATATAGTCAAAGAAAAAATACCTAACAGAAAATTCTCGGTTGTATTTTTTTATCTGGTTTTTAATATCTTCAATGGAAAAATCAGGAATATGTACGATATATAATGGACTAGATTCGATATAAGAAATGGCTTGTTGAACTCTTTCTAATTCTCCTTGTTCATATGTACCATATAGAATATGTTCCTCATTTACTTTACTAACGGCTGCAATTAATAATGTCTGTATTTCATCTACTGGCATCTCAGTTGAGAAAATAGTAGTCGGCTCACAATTTCCTGTATACACATACTGCTTTGATACAACATCATAAAAATACGGAACAGCAATTTTGCAAGCATCGCCAGCAGCCATACGAGTTTTACCACCACCTTGAGGACACGATCTCATAAATAAACATCCTAATCTCGCACCTCTTGATACAGTATTCAATCCCTCGTTATTCAAAGCTAAACCAACATCAGGAACTTCCATCAATTCATTCACCAAATCTGTCATGCCATCACCAGCCTGGACATCTGTACTTAGTGTATTGGTACAATATTTCATATTGGGATTAATAACAAATGTTGCTTCAACCATTTCAATAATGTCTTGCTCAGTATAATTGTCAAACTTAATTTGTTCAGCTTCCATCTTTGAGGTATCTGCAATGGTACTATCAAAAATAAATCTTGTATCGAGACCTTTTTGCTCATAATATCTAAGCAATGCGTATTTTCTTAATCTGTGATAATAATAATCATAGTTCTCAATGGTAGCCATATCTCTTGCATTTGAAAGATATTCTATACCTTGATTCTCCTGAAAAATTGAATATTGTTCTTTGTAATTGCTTAGATATGAATCTATACTAAACTCATCAATTGTGGTGCAACCTTGCATATGTAGATTGTAAATTGCAACAAATAGCAATTCATAGAAGTTCTCTGTATTAAAATCAGTTCTATCTAATGGTCTATCAATATCATCTATTAAGGAAGAATCTTGTATTAAACAACCAATCGTATTCAAATATGCTCTTTTATCTACAAGTCCTTCGTGTGCCATTATTTCACCTCTTTCCCAATTGACTGAATATCAATCTGTTTTATTTTTCTCCTTTTAGGTTGAACAATAATGGTCTTTTCTTTGTACATATTTGAAATATCCATACTTTCATTATGTTCTTCCAATTTATCAACCGACTCATAATACTGCATTGCTTCTGTGTGATAATATGGGACAATTCCAATTACATCACCAGTTAAATCTTTTTCAATGATTTCATGCAGATAAACCAGAGTCTTATACATGCTTTCGTATGTAAAACCATAACGCTTGATATAATCTTCTGTTAAGGCATATACTTTTGTACTTAATTCTTCTCCTTCGATGAGACTTCTTAAATACTTATAATACTGTTGCTTTTTTGCATATTCCTCTTCGGATAATGCTTCTTTTAATTCGGCTTGAGGTCTAGCCTTTTTACCGACTTTTTTCTTTGTAGCAACCTTATCTATCTGTTCAGTTTTGTCTTTCTGCAATGTCTTGATTGCAATATTAAAACATTTTTTATGAGCATAGCGTCCCTTGTATGGAACGCCATCCTCATCTACAATTGGCTCATTGCATATTACGCATTTTCTTCGAGCTGCCATGTATCAACCTCTTATAAGTTATTCTCCTCAATGAAACTCTCAATATCATAAATGATTGCTTCAATAAGCTGTTCCTGACCTTTCTTCAGATCACTAGCCTTCTTGCCTTCGCCTAACTGATTTGCAACGATTGTCTGTAAATCTTCAAGATATCCATTATCAGCAAGCTTCTCGCCAAGTTTCTGTAACTCATCCATGAGGTCATCATATGATTTAACATCAACTGTTCTCTGTGCTTTCTGCTCCTCGTATGTAACTGCTGTGATTCCCTCTTCTCTCTCCTGAATCTCAATAGCCTTAATAATTACATCTTCAAGAGCTTCAGCAGTGAACTCCTCAATATAAGTAGTAGGAAGATAATCGAAACGAGAACGAGCAAAGAACTCATCTGTCTGTGCTAAGAAACCAGAAGACTTAATAACCTTACCGTCTTTATCAACACCGTTAGAACGAACATAAACACATAAGTCTGTATTATTGATGATAGGTGCTAACGCCCTCTTATCAGCCTTTGGTGAAATGTATCCATCCTTCTCCTGTGCATGTGCAATAAAGTAACAACAATATCCAGCACCAAGTAACTTGTTAATCTGCTTCCAGAACTCAGTCTCATACTCTTTCCAAAGTCCATATCCACCGTTTCCTTCTCCGATTGAAGGAGCTTTATACTTCTGGCAAATAAATTCCTGACAGTAATTTGCAGCCGCTTCAATCTCATCAAAGATAATTGTTGAATACATTTCTCTTGCCTTCTCTACTGTTGCAGGATCTGTAAGCTGCTTGTTAATCTTAATGAAGTCAGACCACTTTGTAATAGGACAATATGGAACACCAGGAATGGCATTAAGACCTGCCTCAAATGGAAGATAGAATGGCTTCTTCATACGAGTTGCCTGCTTAGTCTTTCCTAAGTTATTTCCACCATAGACAAGAATAACCTTGCCTTCTAAACCTTTTGCTACTGTGCTGACCTGTGGATTAAAAATATCTAATTCGTTCATGTAATTCTCCTTTATTTTTAAAAATATTTTTTTAATAAAAATGGTACATATTTCAAACTATTTCATTCGTACCTACAACAAAGTTAGATTAGAAACCTAAACTTCTACCATGTGCTGCACCACTTGGCTTTGCAGTAGATGCCTTTGCACCACTCTGAGCTTTAGCTTTTGCTTCCTCAAGACGATTTGCTCTCTCCTGAATTGCAGCCTGAATTGTTTCAGCAACATATGGAAGCTCTGGTGTAATACCTTCCTCATATGCTTCAGAAGCACCTGTGATAAGAAGATCACTCTTAATCTCTACAGATACCTTCTTTCTTGGCTTACCAATCTTAACTGGAATCTCTGTAACAGTCTCAATTCTGTTATTGATAATATCTCCATAGAACTCTACTGTCTGTCCTACCTCGAATCCTGAATCAACAGCCTGTCCTACTTCACCCTCTGCCACAAGGTCGATTGGTTCAATTCCGTTATATGTAGGCATCCATCCGCTTACTACAATTCTTCCTGTCTCAACACCATCAGCATCAAGCTCAGGATTGATACCAGAAATGAATACCTCAACTGCGAACTCTGCGTGTGGCTCATAATCCTCGTCAGCCTTTAATCTCTTGAAGAAATTGCTCTTGTAAGATACAATCTTCTCACCATTCTTACCTGTGAATGGACTAATATCACCAGTTACTCTAACCTTTGTAGCCTCTTCCTCACCAACTTCTGCAATAGACTTATACTCATTCATTACTGTCTGAATACCTGCATAAGTCTTATTGTCAGTACCAGCCTTAGTCTTCTCATTTACATTGACGTTGTACTTAACGAAATTCACATCAGAAGTTTTGACTGTAATATGACCTGTTATCTTATTCTTTCCATCTTCTGTTACAATCTTCAGATCCTTCTCACTAACTACACCTACTGCTGTTGCCTTTGCATTTGCCTGTCTTAAATTTGTTTCCTTTGTTGTTGTCTCTGCCATTTAAAAAATGTCCTCCTTATAATATGTAATAAAATTTTTTGATAACTATATTTGAGATTAAGCGTTTACATAATCTCTCCAATTTTTTGAAAAGAAACTTGCATCACCCTTAATCTTATTAATCTGTGTGACACCCTTCTTCTCCATATTCTTTCTTGCAACCATTCTGTCTAACTTTCTTGTATGAACCTGTGTTGGTACTCTCTTTGTCTTCATTAAATGAATCCTCCTTATAATAAAATTTAATTGATAACTTATATATCTAAACGCCCAAATGGACGGAACACAGAAGTTAATTTATATAAACATCTATGTATAATCAGTGATTTTTGAGTATAAAAACCCAAGGGTATGCTGTTCTTCCACCCATACAAATGTTTTCTGCATTTATTTATTCTCTTATTTGTCACGTATTTTATATATTATTCGTAACATTTTGTTTTGGAATTTTTAAACTGAATCGTTCAAGACTGATTACTAGGCAGTAATCTTTACTTTGATAAGTCTATATGGGTGATAAGCGTTTGGATATTTCTCTCTATCCACTTTGCTGATAAACATTTCATATGGTCTAATCCATACTCTTTTATCCTTTAAGCTCTGGTATACAACCATCTTTTCTTCTGTTTCTGTATTAATCCCAATGGTAACAATCTTATAAAAACCGCCTTTGAAATGTTGTACAGTATCTCCTGGTTTGAAATCTCTGTTATACATAAATACACCATTTGATTGCATACGTCCTAATATCTCAACATTCATTGTGATAAATTCACCATGTTTTAAAAGTTCGTCCTTTTCAATCAGTGCCACCTTATCAACTAAGTAACCATCCTCTTTTTCTTCACAAGTAACTGTCTGCCCTGACTTCCAATTATTTGCAAAGTCTTCATTAAATCTAAATTCTGTCACTTTCTCACCTCCTCAAAATTCACATGAAACAGTGATTTCTTGTTATTCTTATATTCTCTGTTTCTTGATATTGATACTGTAAAACCATTGATTTATAAGGGGTTTTCAGCACTTCATTTTTGTTATTCTCTAAAAATCATTGAAAATTATGGATTTTTGCTCGATTTGAGCATTTTTGAAATTTTTGACCTCTGAAACCCTTGTAAACACTAGGTTTGTAAAGCCAAAGAAATGTCAGTTTCCTTCGGTCTTAATTTTCATACTATATATAGTATTCATAATATTTTACAATCACTATATATAGTATATTATTTACTCTTCACCAACAAATACCAATCTATCAATATATTCTCTGCCTTCGCCCTTGAAAATAGGAATATCTGTATCAATAACCCATTCTGTTCTATATTCAATAGCTCTGACTTCACCATTATATCCAGTTGATTTATTTTCAATTTCCTTTTTTACACAGCAACTTCCTCTCTTCTGATAAGTTGGTAAATCATTCCAGTTAATACCTTTCTGAGTCATAAGCATATCCTGAATATCATTACATGACTTATTCTGTAATTCTTTATGTGAGAAATTGGCTTGACCTACCATCTGAATTGAATTACGAGAAGCATCAAGTTGTCGCCAATATACGAGATTTGTTACTTCTTCTTTTGGAATATTGAAACAACGAGCATCGAACATTGCACCCTTGTCAACTGCTTTTGTGTAAATTTGACACATTTTATATTCTGGTGTACCTTTCCCATACCACCCATTGATTTCATGTTCTGTTGCATAATACTGTTCAAAATCCTCTACATTCTTGGAAAAAGCTTTATTAAAAGCCATCGTAGCCATGCTTGCTGCAATACTACAAATTTTCTGCACCTCATAATCAAACCATGCGGAAGATGTGAGTTTCTTATAATCAACAAGGATCAATGTAATCTCATCTGACTGCGTATAACTAAGAACACAGCCTTGAATATTCTCACATAAGTATTTCATTGTTTCCTGCATAGACTTAATTAGCACTTCATCAAACGGTTTATGGAATCCTCTTGTGAATGTATGAAATGCTTTTCCATCAATGCGGATGGCAACTGGACACCTTCTCATTAATTTTGTCTTAGGAATCTGCTCATAAAATGTCTTCATCCTAACGCCTAAATCATCATGTACTGACATATATGTACCTCTCTTTCAATATGTTATTCTCTCTTACTAATATAATTTCGTACTTAATTCAGAAACTTGTTCTTTAATTTCATTCACTTCTGTTAAACCATTTATAGGTTCTAACTTGTGATTGATATCATTTATATCAGATTCAATCTCGTCAATTATTTGAATGACAACACTTTTGGGAATAAATTCTTCCCTATCATCAAATTCATAATCAGCTAAATCACCATACTGATATGCCTCCTTGTCTATTTGTTCTCTATAATTTGTATTTTTATATGCCATTATCTTTACCTCCTCATAAGAAATCGAAATTTACTATGTTTCATATTCTATTGCAGCCAACACTTCTCTGTACGGTGTTTCTCTTGTTTTTGTACTTCCCCATTGGGTATATGTTCCCTTTAAACCTGTGTTATATGGCTTGACAACTTCATACTTACAATATTTTGTAGAATTATTCAAAAATGCTAATCCTTCATGACAAGTCAACATATCATGCTGACGTTTTTTATCTTTTACTTCATATGTATCAAATAATTCTTTATACTTCTTATCCGACCATATACCAACTCTTGTATTTCTGATATCATGGCACACGTTTTTACCAACAAGTACCATGTTAGATATTCTCTCTTTCACGACTTTTAAGACATAATCAGTTGCATTTACATCACAATTAAAATTAAATGTTCTTACTGTTTCTTTTCCTTTAAATTTATCCAGTTCAAACGAAGCGATGTTTGTACCAACAAAACCACCATTCATTACTAACCAGTCAATGTGATGCATTTTGATATAATCAGCAACAAGCGTTAATGCACCACCAACAAATACATATTTTGCAACTGGTGGCATTTTCTTTAATACTTGAATGCCCAAACTTTCAAGAATGTCTTTTCTTTTCAACCCATCTTCTGTCATTGGATATGGATCACATACAACACATTTCAATACACCTTCGTTATGAAGATAATGTGCTGCAACAACATCATCAACATCTTGATCTAAATCTGCAATGTATACTATTTCTTTCTCCAATTTTTCACCTCCCAAGGAAACCGATATTTCTTGTCCTTTTTATTACTATATATAGTAGTTCAAATTTATACAACCACTATATATAGTATGTATTTTTGTAAAATATACTACTTATTGTATTATTCTCTCTTTTACTTCAATAAAGCAGCAATCTCATCAATTTCCAGTTCTGTTTTCTTATCATCAGAAAGCAACTTGTCCAGCTTACTCTCCATTTTCTTCAAATCAGACTCTTCTTTCTTCAGACTAGATACCTCTAACTTACTCTTAATATCTTTGATCCATGCTACTACACTGTATCCTGAAATTTCAAAATCAGTCATATTAAGATCTTTAGCAGACATTAAATATGAATTCAATCTAATCAAAAGTAACAATAGCGCATCATCTGAACACACATTGAGATTAATTGTCATTCCATCCATATTAAGAACACAATTTGTTTCAGGAATAAATCTAACCTTCCTCTCTGAAATTGATTTCTTCTTGGCTTCAATCTGTTTCTTTAATTCTAAAATTCTTTCATCATTTTTACTCATCAAACTCGTACTCCTTTTTATACTCTCTACCATTTGCTAAATATTTTTGTTTGTATACCGGTTTAAGCTTTTCAAAAACTGTTTCGATTGAAACTGGGATCATATGAGTTTCAATTGCCTTTTGACCATAAACTTTCACTTCTTTTTCTTCTGTTTGGAAAATATCAATTGCTTCCTCATCACCATGATATATATTTTGGGTACTATATTTATAAACAGTATATTTGCCGTTATCTTCTGACCTATATGGCGTTGTCATTTCATATTTAATATATTCTCCATTGTTGTCTACCATAAAGCGAACATTTCCATATTTTCTTGTTATATCATCATCGACATATGTATTAATTGCTTTTTTATAAAAATCTTCAAATGAGATATTTACAATTTTATCTTTGTTATTATCTATAGGGGAGAATTGATAAGATGATTCCATTGAATCATAAATTTCAGAATATTTAGATGTGCATTTATCATCGAGACAACTAATAAGTTTGTTTTTAGGAACACTTTTGAATTGCTCAAATTCATACTTTCCATCGCTTAATCTTGCGAACCAATGCATTTTACCATATGAGAGATTGTTAATTCCTTTATAAGAAATCCTGCTATAATATCCAAAACGAGTTTGTTCAGTTGGAATATCTTTATAAGATTTTGTTCTTACAATTTTCCCATCCTGTATAAACTCATAACCATATCCATATGTTTCAAAACATCCCATATAAATCCATTCAATATTTTCTTTTGTAAGATATGTTGCACCAATAATCAAATCTTTTGTCTTAATAGATTCATTATTATGTACAATCTTATTATAAGCAGCAATTTGCTTATAGTCAGGTGACTCAACTGGCATAAGAACTAAATCCTTACCATCCCATCCATATATAAATTCTCCTTCAAGTCCCTTACCCTTGATACAATTCGCATTTTCAAGAATATATAATAAATTTTCAATGGTAATTTCAAACTCAAATCCTCTTGGATCATATACTCTACAATAAGCATGTCTGTGATCCCATCCTGTAGAGTAATCACCGGCTTTCTTATTGAGTACAAATCCTTCTGTTGGAACATTCTCAAATTCATCATTCGGAATTTTATCATCACGCCAACTATTCCACGATGCTTCTTTTCGTAGCTTGCCTTTTTCGTCATAGTAAATGACATAAGCAAGTTTTCCTGTATAAGTTCCTGAACGATTTTGATATCCAACATTTATCGTTTTAGGAACAAAAATACTACTGTTCAATCTATTGCCTTCTCCTTTCTTTTCCTGATTGATTACTCTTTCAGAATACTTCCTACTTATTGTTATTCGCTCTTTAAATCAATCCTTTTTCGATTAATTCTCCTAAGTAGTAATATCTATCTAACTCATCTGGATCAATCGAGTCGTCTTCACCAAGAATATATCTATCACAATCTTCTACTTCTTCCATTCCATCAATCCATTTATCCCAATTGTCTACAATTAGCTGACAGAACTTTTCGCCACTTCCACGCAAGAAACATCTACCAACCCATTCAGCTTTCATCTTTCTGCCAGGATAAACTAATGTAAAATAAATTCCATTCTCAATCAAAGCGTCTCTAACTTCTTTATGGCTGCTTACAAAGATATAATCAACTTTCCCAATATTGTCTTTAATGTGCTGGATATAATTCTTTGGAAATTCAGGATTGCGATACCTTTCAATTTTATCTGAATTAACTGGATTATAATCATAGCACCAACTAAACTGACTGCTATCGCTATCGAGAATCTTATAACCTTTTTCATTTAATTTTTTAAAAGCATATGTCTTACCACAAGCATGAAACACACTAATAATTTTTGTGTTCATATATTTATTCTCCTCTTTTTACTCAATATTTAACTTGACTCTTTCTTTATCATATAAAATTCCACCGTTTTTCAACATTTCATCTATGTTAATATTAAGACTTGCAGACTGAGACTTTTTAAATCTATGCAGGATATTTCCATCTGCATCTTTAACATCTGTATATTCTGGTTCGTCTAACTTAAATTCACAAGATGACATCATATTTTCAAACTTATTTGACTGTTCTTTCATAGTTAAATAATCCGATTCAGACATCCTCGCTCGTTCAATAAAATTATGTACTTTTCTTGCAATCGTTTTTAATTTTCTTCTCATTCAGTACACACCTTTCTTAGTCTTATTTCCAAAAGAAAGAAAAATTTCCTTCTAATCTAACCACCTATTATCCAAATAGTAGAACCCAAATACCATTCCACCGATTAAAATAACCCAAAAGATCCAGAAAATGATAATTGGAAAATCAGATTCTAGCCTTTCTATCGTCTCGTCAATAGTCAAATTATTATAAAATAATGTGTTATCAGAAATAGTTTTATCTCTCAAATCTGTAAAAATTGTTCCTTTATATTCAGTGCCAACACCATAATATTTATACCTTACATGACTTGATTCCTTGATAGTGTCAATATAATCAGTACCAGGTAAATCAATTTTATTACTTATGAAATTTACTCCACAAAATGATACTTCTTTACACTTAATATCTTCACTTCCAACTCTATCCCAAGTCCAATATGTTTCTGTTCTTGTATGAGTTTGTCTTGTTTTTCCACTGCCCGTTGTATATGTAACAGTTCTTGTATGCATCGTATACCTCTCTTTGACTTTTTCTACATACATATATTCTCCACCAATTTCAGGATATGTAACTGTGTCTACTGCTTTCAAATCACCATATATAAACGCATTACCAACATTTGTGTCCATTCCATATTGGAACATTTCTTGACTTTCTATCTTAACAGCTTTGTTATAAATTTCATTTTTATCCATTTGATATTCTGAAATCTTGGAAGAAATCAGAATACCAAACAGAATCATAACTGCAATGATAGAAATACTAGCCAAGATTTCACGTTTTGTTATTTCAAAATCGCCAAAATCAAAACCTTTTCTACCATATCTCATAGACTAATCCTCTTTAAATAAATCCTGTGGAGCATCAACTGGTGCATTGTAATCCAGATACTCATATTCCTGTACTTCATATCCAAGCAATCCAAGAAACTGTCTTGTAGGGAACTTTCTTACATATCTCTTATATTCCTTAATCTGCTTATTGTAATTGCTGCGATACTCTGCAATCATATTCTCTGTCATAGATAACTCATTCATAAGAGTCTTATAGTTCTCATTAGACTTCAGCTCAGGATATGCTTCTGCAACTGCTGTAATAGCTGTTGTTACATTCTCAATATCTCCTGTTGATCCACGACCATCTGCAACTGCTGTCAATGTATCAGCTTCGTGTTTGTCATACTGTTTTACACAATCAGCAAGGTTATACACAAGGTCAACTCTTCGTTTTTCCTGTACCTTAATATCTGATGATGCTGTATTTACCTGCTCCTCAAGTGCAATAGCTTTATTCTGCGAACTCTGTACACCAAATACAATCATCAAAATAACTGCTAATACTCCTACGCCAATAATTACTGGCACTTTCCAATTTGTGTTCTTCATTTTAATCTCCTTTGTATGTAATATTTTTATATTTTTAGATTCTAAAAAGCCTTATTTTTCAAGGCTTTCGTAACCTCTCACTTTGTTATTCTCTACTTTTATTCATTTTCTTTACAAATTCACGGTACTTCCTTGTATATTCGTAAGAATCTCCAAAAATATTATTAACAGCCTTATAAAGTTTCGGTTCATACTTTTGAATTACTTCTAATTCGTATTCAAAATCTCTACCAAATGGGCAGCCTGCACAACCAGTTCTTTTCAGTCCGTATTCTGTATAACACTTGCTGTGTTCAATATCATAAGCATTTTCATAGTCTATTTTGTCTGAGTCTTTATACCAAAATAAAGGTCTATAATTATCACAACCAGAATCATTTTCATCAAAACAACTTTTATATGCAGTTGATCTTGCTCCACCTTCGGCTTTTCTAATCCCTACGATTTGTAGATCAATTGGTAGCAATCCATTACCACAAATGCCTTCTCTTAAAATTTTATGTACCACATCTTTCTTTGCATATTGGCAGCACTTATTAGAAATCTTAAAAGTTGGTGGATTTGCAACCATAAATTCTTTTAAATATTTGTTGCATGATATATTAAAATGACTTCCTTCGCCCTTTTCTCCACACCACCACTCTAATGCAGATTTACATTTTGGATATTTTTTATACAGAATATCAAATTTTTCGTCTTCCCATTGAAAATTGTGACTTTGTAATCTTTGGATAAATTCGCTGACTTGCTTAGATAAAAATGGTTGACCATACTGTTTACAAGACGATGGAATTGGTTTAATTGCTTTATATCTAAGAATTTTTATATTATATTTTTCTTCAAGATAATCAAGATGTTCTTTTGTAGCTTGGTACTCAAGACCAGTATCAAAACACACATAAATAACCTTATCATCTCTGTCGCATCTCCAAACGATATCAATCATATCGTCACTATCTGAACCGCCAGAAACACTACAAAGAATATGTAAATATTTAGGACTGTTAATTTTCGACCATGCTCTTATTAAATTATCTCCTATTACTGAGTTTACAGGACAATCCTGTAATAATTCTTCAATTGTATTAGCTTTCTGTACCAATATGTACTTTCCTCACTGAAATTTATTTCATTTCAATGAGGTAAAGCCATACTTGGTGAGTGTCTTTTTACGTCACTATCACATTACTTTTTCGATTCATATAAACCAATGATCCGTTTTATGAATCATTGTGACAACCTTTGCTAATCAAAGGCATTAAATACATATGGTGAAAAACTAACCAAGTGGTAGCACAGCCTCGCAGATTCGTTCAATACTGTTGACTTCACATTTTATCATTTTATGATTTGGATTATCTTTGTTATAATCCCGAATAAACATATCTATCCAAAAATCTACATACTCATCATCTGACTCCGAATCCATTACAGTATATCTGTCAACTGTCTTGTAATTTCCTTTTTCTGTCACATAATATAGATTTATCTTATAGACAGGTAGGGTAATTTTTGTTTTTAAGAAATTTTTAGGATGAATACTTTTTAATTTTTGTTTCAAATCTTCATCAAAAATTTCAAATGTATCAATTCCAGTTCTTAATGAGCAATTTTCAAAAAAATCACTTGGATGCACTACTTTTCACCACCTTTCTAATATTTTATTCTCTTATTTACTGGGATTCCCATAGCCGAATGGCTTAGATATGATTAAAAATTTCAAAGAAAGATTGGTTTACTGCGAAACCACTACTTACTATTTTTTACAGAAGTATTATTAACTGACTTCTGAATATTCTTCATAAGCTGAATATTGTCGTTAATCATAAGTGCTAATGCCTGATCCTCTGTAAAACCAACACTTACATATGCATCAAACATATTCTTCTTAGTTCTCGCCTGAATTGCAGGATACTCAGTGTTCTCAGAATAATCCTTTGCAATAATCATGAGTTCCTTCAAAATATCATATACAGGCTCTTTGTACTTTGTAATGTATGTCTTTACTACCGCTCCTAAACTTTCTGGATTCTCTGCTAATAATCTTAAAATTGTTTCCATGTTTAATATTCTCCTTTAAATTTATTCAACATCTGTTCCTTCTACAAAACAATGTAAAATATCTACAATGTCTTTCGGTGTGTTCCTTAACAAATCAAAACACACATTAATCTCTGTATACATTCCCATTATGTTTTCACCTCCAATGTATTATTCTCCACTCACAATCTCATAAATAATATCATCGTGATATTTACCACTCTTATCTTTAATTGAATCTTTCAGAACATGTTTCGTTCCATTATGTCTCTCGATAAAGTTATCGTAACCTCTACAAGCAGGATTTCCACCAACAGCTCTCCATTCAACTCTATGTAATGTTTTAATCAGTTCTTCTAATTTATCGAATACGTCCCTACCAACCAAGATATTTCCTCTGTCAAATGAGAACAATCCAAAGTTATATGCTTTAGATACATACCAATCAACGGAATATCCTAAATAGCCAATGAGTTTTTCGTTCTTATCAACTATTGCATATTGGAATTGACTCTCATTTGGATATTCTGCAATTTCAGGACTCCAATTGCACATACAACCAGTTTCATACATCATATCTGTTGTATAGTAATATTTCTGAAATTCTTTCCCAATCTGTTCTTTATATAAAATTGCAGGTACTAACACTTAATCACCTCTTTTCTATAATCCAAGGATATGTTGCTTTCTTGTAAAGTTACTCCCAACTAATTACAATATTTCTCAATACCTTGTGTCATAATATCTCTTAATTCATCTTCCTCATATGTAGAGCCAAACTGCGACCAACTACAACTATATTCTATATCATTGTGTACTAACGCAAGTTCAAATACACTGCCACCATAATTCTTATATGCATCTAATTTGATAGCTTTAATATGAGGAATTTCTAAACGCCAATTATGCTTTTTATATTCAAACTGAATATTAGTAGCTTGCCCAAAATTAAAGTCAATGAATTTAACATCATTCATATACTCAATATCAAGAAGCTTTTTAATATAATTGACATACCAATCATATGTTTCCTTTTCTTTATACTTCTTTCTTTTGTCAAGCTTGTTACCGTCCGTATCCTGATTTTTTAATAACATATTTAACCATTCTCTACACATTTTAATCGTGGACGGCTGATCAAGCAGCATATACTGGATGTTTTCTTTATAAATGCGAAATGTTTGTTGTTCAATAAGGTTATATTCATTCTTCATATCATCCAATGCTTGTTTCTTTGCAGACAATCTTCTTTCTGCTTGTGCAAACTTATTTAATGAACCCATTTCATATTCGCCATTATAGTTGTATGTGTCATTTTTATATGCCAAAGACATTAATCGTTCACCTCGCTCTAATATTCTTTCTTTGTAACCAAAAGAAACCTGAATTTCCTTACCAATAGTTACTAGAATCATTATCATTATGTTCAAAATCATCCGCTGTTTCTGAACACTTTCTTGACAATTTCATCGTATCTTCGTCATTCCAACCATATTCTGAATCAAGTTTATTAAGCCCCAAGTGTTTCTTAATGTCATCCTGATTGGCTAAAATCTGACTCAATGCCTGAAATAATAACTTTGTTTCTTCGTCTCTCATAAACAATCTCCTTTACTTACCATTACAAAGTCCAACTTTGTAATCGTCTTTCACGTCAATAGTTACTTCTCTCTGAAATTTTCCTTCCTTATCATAAAGGGATAAATAATATCTGTTACCACGCTGCTCTAAGTCAAGATTCTCATTCTCGAATAATAATACTCGTCTCTGTTTCTGCACTGGTTTAGTTTCTACTTTTGGAGATAATATAATAGGTGGAAGTTCTATTGTAGCTGTTTCAACTTCTTCAAGAATACAGCTAATATCATCATCTAACTTACTATCGTCATTCGTATGCCTATCAACTGCTCTAATAATATCTTTCTCAAATAATAATCTATTTGCCATTTTATTATTCTCCATTTCTACATATATAAATGATATTTTCTTCCAATCTGATCAATAAGTTCACTGTCCATTGGTCTAAAACCAATTACAGTAAGTGTTCTACCATCTTCTTCTGGTTCTAATTCAGTGTGATAGTTATCCTTTATGAGCCAGAAATCTTTGCCTTCAACCATTCCTAATTCTTCTGCCATAGTCTTAGCTTTTAGCAACTGATTCTTATTCTTGGCTTGAAGAACACATTTTGTAAATTCACCCTCAATCCAATTGTGAAGAATATCTTCGTCAATATAGCCATCGACATGACCATCTAAATCGGCATTATTTCTAATAAACCAACTAAGAAATGCCATAGAGCCGTAGCTGACTTGAGCTGCGAGCTTCCCAGAACTCATATTCAAATCTTTTCTAGCAATAATAATTTGTTTATACATATACGTCCTCTTTCCACTCATCTAACCAATAGAAACTATCAATCTGTTTATCAAGCTTTCTAACTTGCTCTCTTAATTCAGATTCTTTCTTCTTACTATCTGTTCTCTGACACTTCTTCCATAATTCATTACGCTGCTTAGATAATTCATTGTACTTATCAGATACATTAATCTCTTCTACGACTGAAATCTCAATCTTTTTGCCACAATGAGGACAAAACTGGATTGGATAATTGTCTGTCTGTTCCCATTCATCTTCATACGATGTAATAACTTCTGTATGTGAAGTACAGAGCTGAGGAATAAAACCATATTCTTTATCATAATCAACATTAAAATTTGTTAAATTTTCGTTTGTAAATTCTATGCACTCATTATTCTGAATTTCATCACAACAATACTTAAATGGCTTATACTTGTACGAATGAGTGTCGTTAAATTTTAATCTAATTAATTCTATCCTCATATCTTTATTCTCCTAACTTTCTTCCACACCAAGGACAATATGCAATATACTCTTCCTGATGAACAAATCCATCGTCATATTCATCCCATTCTGATGTTTCTATATCCAAATAATATTCATTCGTCAATGGATCTACATATATTCGATTATCAGGTGAGTCATAATCACAACGATTACACATACACTTACCTCGCTTTATCACATTCATTGAAATCTAAAAGCATCTTATATTTATATTCTCCAAATCTTTCTTTCCAACGCTGCTTTGCTTTATCAGTATCCCAACTAAAAGGCATCATATGGTAATTGATGAGGAAACATATATCTAATACAACCTTATTAAACTCTTCCATTAAACTCTCTAAAACCAAATAGCATCCGACAGATGGGTGGTCATAATAATGAGCTATACCATTTTCATCAATTGTCTGGCAGTATAGTTTGCCATAATCATGAAGAACTGCTCCAATATTGTATTCAGCTTTATGTCCTTTTTCTGTAAATAAATCATATGTATTAAAGCAATGATTTTCTAAAGTCATAGTATGATGAGGATTCTTCTGGTCAAAATCTTTCATTTTAGCAATCAATCCACCTGTGGTCATTGCATTAGCATTATGAAATTTATGAATAATAATCTCATCGAATCCTTCCTCGTAGAACGGAATCTGATATTTTCTAATCTGCTTATCCAACACAAAATCAGGTACAGGATGTTCTCTATGTAGATTATCTTTTTTGCACTGTTTAAATGGCTTTGGAATAATTACACATACTTTTCTGACATTTAAACCATTTACTTTCATCATAATTGCTCTACGAGATTTCATAGTTAGATTAGTTGCATCTGCAATTACATTCTTTTTATTCTCCAAATTCTTGCGGATTCTATCGTGAAAAATCTTAAACACTTCTTCGTTATGTTCTTGATCTTCGTAATTACCTGTTAATTCTTCACGAATTGCGTCTGATGATACGATTACTGTATTTGGATTCTCATTGGCAATCTGAGTAGCAATGGTTGACTTGCCACTACCACTCAGTCCAACGAGTACCCACATTGTAGGTTTATTCATTTAAAGTCTCCTCAAATAATTCTTCAGCTTCTTCCATATCAGGTACATCAGATGTATCTTTGGCGATCCCCTCAATTACCTTAAATTCAAACACCTTATCCTTATAAGCCGTGAATGTTGCTCTGTTATCAATACGAACAACTACACCTTCGGCAACATGTGTCTTACCGATTTCATCTGCTGGCATACCATCAAGATATTTATTTACTCTTTCTTTCAAATCTTCTGGTGTAGTAAAAATAAACTTCTCTAAATCAGGTACATGCTTAACACCCAACTTGTCACACCATACCTCTACAATCTCCCAAGGCACTTCAACAACTGTTCCGTCTGCTGTTGTCATTGTCATTCGATATACATACATCTCATTTTCGCCTGGCTCACAACCATATGAGAATGTTGTGATGTCACCAAATTTCTTTGTAAATTCTTTTTCCTTAACTCCTTTATTAGATACTGAACCCATAATTGGTGTTGTTTCATTTACATATCCTACAATTTCATAGAAAATCTCAGCACCCTCAGGAAGCTTGTCTTTTAATAAATCGTGGTACTTCTTTCTAAATCCATTATCAGAATAATATCCATCATTCTTTGTCATATCCTTTAATACAACTCTTCTGCTACCAGATACAACAGAAACTTCTCTTGTAACCTTTGGCTGCATATGTAAGAACTTTCTCAGTTTACTATTCTTCTTTGTAACCTTAACAGTCTTCATAGTACGAGCTGATGTTCCATGGAGCTTACGAGTAATATAAATTGTATCTCCTGGCTTAAATGCTGACATATTATATGCAAGCTGTGCAGTATCTTTATGCTCCTCAAAAAATGGATATGATACTGATTCATTGGCTTTATTTAACCGTTTGTAGTGGTATATTTACGACTACTGGATGTGAATCTGCATCCACTATCCCATTGGCAAAAGCCTTTGGGAATACCTTTTTCATTATCTGATAACTACCATTTACGTCTGCATTAATATATACTCCTTTCTCACTCTGAAACAAACCTCTATAAATTCTTCTGTCTTTGTTGTAATTTTTCTCAATTGGTTCTTCACCATCAAGAAATGATGTGCCACTTGTATAACTTTCATTTGTTTTAATGAACTTAATTCCTTCATTCTCGCATTTATATTCAAGTCTTTGTACGATACTTAAATATGGAATAGATACAAATTTCTGATTAACTCTTTTGCCCATATTGGTATCTTGCTTCCAACCTGAGTTATACCCACAAACTAAAGTATCAATATCATTACACTTACAAAAATTTACCACCATCTTTGTTGATTTCTGAATATAGTCATCTACTTGATTATTTCTTTTAGTTGTAAATCTTTGCATCTCATTTGACCAATCACTATCATTTCTCAGCTTTAATGCAGATCTCATTTCTGAAATTTTCTTATTATAATACTGATTAATTGACTTTAATGGTTTTCCATTTATTATAATTGGACTCACGTCACAGTTTGTTGTAATAGTCATTAAATTATCAACACCTAAGTCAATCGCAGCAATTCTCTCTGATACTATATTCTCCGTTTCAGGAACTTCAATCTCATATACAATTTCCATCACATAGTAATCAGCTTTAGGGACAAATCTACACTGCATTAATTTACCAACTGCATGAGTCTTCACTGTATAACCACCAAAAGGTTTAAATGCAATTCTGAATTGTCCATTATTTAATGAGCACTGTATATTCTTCAACATAAAAACCTGTCTTCCATCTTTAGGAAGATATTTTGGAAGCTTTGGCATACCTAAATACTTTGATGGATTTTTCTTCCAGTCCTTGATTGCCTTAAAATAAGACTTCCACATTTTATCTACTAACTGAATTGTTTTCTGTGCAGCTTGAGAACCACATTCCTTATAACAATCAATTGACTGCATAAGTTTCTGCACATCATAAGCACTAAGTTCATTATTGTTGTTTATAAATTCCTGTCTTATAATGTAATTCGCTTGATTATATACATTTTTGGAATAAAAACAATACTGGTCTACAATTTTATATATAGGATTATTTCTTTTAATTATTTGCTGTTCAACACGATTAACTTTTTTCATTTAGTTTCCTTTATTTATTATTTTAAAAATTACATAGTTCTAAAACAATAAGTATGCAGGATCAACTGCTCTACTTGGGTTTATTACTAATTAAAATTACATAGCTCTAAAACCTCAAATATGTATTCGTAATTTATATAGTTTCTTGAAGTTTTACGTTCAATGGACAAAACCCACGCCCACTATCCAATCGAATTTCTTCTTTTGGAATACTTGTTATAGGATAAACATTTATTTATCCTATATTTGTATATTCTCTCTTTCAATTACATCATCTCTGCAATTTCAGATATACTCATTACGAGCCAACATAAAGCCATTGCAGACCATGTAAATTTCTGCATCTTTCCTTTTACAGTAACAGCGTTTGCGATACTTAAAATGACTAATGCAATGTGCATTATCAGTAAAATCACAGTCTCACCTCCTAAATTTTTTCAGAAGAAATTCCGCTTTCTTTCGGTCTTGATTTTTATACAATATATAGTATTTGTTATAATTATTTAATACTATATATTGTATATGCTATTTTGTAAAATTTCCAGAGTTGATTCCTTCATATAATCTGTTCAACGCTATCTCAAATGCGCCAATCCCTGAGAAAAAGCTACTTAATCTCAAATCCTCAAAAAGATATGGCATAGCCTTATACAATTCAACCAATATGTAATATAAAACATCTACTACAATGGAATTCCCTGCTTGCTTGTACAACTGACTATTACTTACCATCTTCTCAGCAGCTTCAAAATTCTCATCTGAAAATCCCATAAGTCTAAAACACTCCTTCGGAGTAAGTTTTCTAATTCTAATAGGTGATTCAATTCTACAAACCCCTGTCTCAGTTGCAGTAATTGTTGGACAAATCTGACCATTTTCCTGAACTCTACCTCTTCTTGTTTTGGACTCTGGATATGGTAAATCAGCTACGCCACCTAGTTCACATTCAATATATCCTTTCTTAGTTGCCTGGCGAATTGCAATCTTATTACCCTCACCCTTATTTGTTGTAAGAGTCGGTGCTAATCCATTCTCGTCAAACACATTGCCATTCATACCTTTGCCAGATGGATTTACATTTCCTAGCTGAACAATCTTTGGTTCATGACTACCACCTCCACAAGTATTTAATGTTGGACTACAACCATCTGTACTATAAATTCTACCTACCTGTGGATTTTTCCAATTCCCCTCACATTTAGAAATTGTGCCAATCTGTTTTACAACATTATCATTTACAAGACGTGGATCTTTATAATCTCTTGCTGTTAAAGTAGGACAGAAATCATTATATTCTCTTGATTTTCCTTCTCTTTTAACCTGACAAGCATCGTATAATAAAGCGTCTTCGTTATTGAGATTTGTTAAAAATCTCTGAACCTTATCTTCTGAGATATAAAACTTCTCATCAACATTCTCTTCAAGAATATCTTTTAATCTCATTCCATTATCAAATGGTTCAGGATATGTAAACTTTCCATTGTCTAATTCTTTCTTAATAAAAATCAGATACACACGCTCTCTATTCTGAGGAATACCATAATCTTTTGCATTTAGGACTTTCCAGTACACATTGTATCCATACTCGTCCAACTCATCTGTGAACATCTTGAATGTATCTTTAAACTGCTTTCCCACAATATTCTTTACATTCTCGTACATACCGAAATTCGGTTTATTTGCTCTGATAACTCTCAGATACTCTACCAAAAGAGATGAACGAGTCTTCTCAATATTATTACTTCCGCAGCATGGACACTTATCTCTTTCTGACCAATGAACTGTCAGTGGGTTATACTCATGTCCACAATCTTTACAAGTCCATACAGAACCTTTCTGCTTACCTGCGACAGAAAAATCCTGACAGGGACTACCTCCACAAATCATATTAAATGGTTCAAGCTTTGTTTCATCAACCTTAGTAATATCACCAAGATTTTTACTTTCGTTTTCATTGTGAATAGCACAATAAGAACTTGTTGCATATTTATCAAACTCACAGAAGTTCACTAACTTCCAGTTCTTCTCACAATAATTATTTTTTTCTTTATTCTCTGTCAAAATCCTTTAATCTACAGAGATTGCGCAATCATTTATCCTAGAATTTACTGTTAAATCCTTTCGTTTTAATATTATTTTGTTGTAAAATCCTATGGAATTTGCACGTCTGCAAAAAACCATAAGAAAAAAAAATATTTCTTGTTACTTTTATTTGGAAATTTTGGCTGAATCGCCAAGATAGAAATTTCTATATATGATTATTCTCTATCGAGTTGCTATAAACATAATCCATGTCATAACAATTTGAAGAATATGTATTAACTGATCCTGAATAAGATTTATATTTTTCTTATTTGCTTTACAATCATCTATAATACAATGGATTACCCAGTTAAAACAAAATACAAAAATATACATCTTATATAGCAACTCGTTTGGATTAAAATATGTATAAATTGTTGGAATTAGCATAATCATAAAAGTCCAACTAAAGGCATGTTCACATAATGCCATAATATAATCGTTTTTATATAATTTATCAGGTGCATTTTTCTTCCACCATGACTTTTGTTTTGCTGATGCTAACCAACCTTGTAGATAATAATCGTCTACAATATGACAGAATAACATAGCTAATAACAAAATAGTTTTTAAAAACATTCATTTCACCTCACTTCTCAAGAAAATTTGGCTGATCAGCCATGAATAGAATTACTTCTATATTAGATTATTCTCTACTTATTTAATTTCAGAACAAAGTCCTATAATGTCTTCTTGGCTTATATATCCTATACAACCTGTGCTACCTAATTTTTTATCAAACTTATCTGATTCAAACCAAATTTTATATCTAATTTCGTCTGTTTCATCTACGAGTTCTATACCACGAATGAAGGCATCTACTTCTTTTCTATTATCATTTTCATAATGAATTTTTGTCCTTACTTTATCGCATAAATTATATTTATTTACCATTCATCTTACCTCACTCTATTGGAATCATCTTTACCACATTATCACCCATATGTTCAACCGCATGATAATCTGCAATCGACTTTAAAAAATCACATCTATTAGGTTCACATCCTCTTCCTTTGTATAAATTACATACATAATTACCACGCAACTGATTTGTACATTCAGAAAAGATACATTCTTTTGGTTCATCTGGCATTTTATCTACAATAATTTTCACTCTCTCACCTCACTATTCAAAGATTTCACCAATAACTTTCAACTTAATACTCTGACTAAATTCTGAACCAGCAGCCTTTGGATGACCACCACCACCAAATAAATTTGCTACATCTTTACCAAGATCAATATCTTCTTTAACGGTTCTATAAGATACCGTACAACCATCAATATCAATCATTGCCACAAAATCAATTTCAGGATGCATTTTACAAAGTTTATTACCTAATTCACTAACAAACCTATCTGCAAATACAAAACCACAAACCTTACCACACATAGGAGTGGTAAACATAGTTTCATTCTTCTCTTCGATATATCTATCAATTTCATCCTGTTTAATTTTCAGGATAACTTCATCTTTGGCATATAATCTTGGGAATACCTCATCATGGATTTCTGAAATGCACCAATGAATAAAATCATCTCGACCGTAAAGATATAATAAATCATTTATCTGCTTACAAATAACACCTTCATCACCGAGTTCTGACCATCTCCAAGTGTCATAATCTCTCACAAGTTCAGCAAATTTCTCTAACGCTTTATTATTCTCTAACTCTTCACTCAGACAACCATTCATACCTAACCAATGATAAAACAACATAGTTCCAGATGTTTTAATTCCTTTGGAATCTTCGATAACTACATCACACCAATCATACTTATTTAATCCAAGAGCTGTTGGATGATGATCTAATAACTGAACATTGCCTCTTTTATTCAGCAACTCAGCAGTTTCTTCATTGACACGAATATCGGTAATATAAATTGGGATTGTGTCGTCCTGTTCTGTTTCTAAATATTCCTTTACAGTTGAATCAATATTGTCGTAATCACAATATGAAATTTCTACATTATCTTTACCAAATGCAAGTTGTGCTAAAATACCACAACCGATTCCGTCTAAATCTGTATGACTGAATAATTTAACCATGTAATCTCCTCTCTGCTATTTCTAATAATTTTTCTTTCTCATTTATATTTTCTCCACTAATAACTGAATCCAACAGATTATTTAATACCTCACCAATTTCTTTTCCTGGCTTATATCCAATAGTAATTAAATCCCTGCCATTAACTGCTAAATCCTTTAGAGAAAAACACTCTTCATCCTGTAAGACTTCTTCTAAGATATAGCCGATGTTATCAATCTTCTGTAATCTTGTTTCCTGATTCATGTCTGCTTGTGCTTTAATATCAGCTCTGCGAACATTTAGTAATCTTCTGAACTGTTCTTCTCCGATTTTATTAAGCCATCTCTTGATATATTTCTTTCCCACCTCAAAAGTAGCATCATGATAATAGACTAATTCAACGACCTTTTCTCTTGTATCATTGTCAAATCTTAATCGCTTCATTATTTTATCAGTCATATCAGCACTGACTCTTCCATGACCTTTGAAATGTCTAATACCATCCTCGCCATCTTGATAACAATGTGGTTTTCCTATATCATGAAAGAATACCGCCAATCTTGTTACTAAATCATCGGATTCACAATATTCTATTGCATGTACGGTATGATTCCATACATCATACATGTGATATGGATTATTCTGTTGAAAACCAAGCATATCTTTAATTTCAGGAATGAACAACGAGAATACTTCGTGATATAAGACCATTTGTACACAGAAATCACTCGATGCAGCAATTTTACAGAACTCACTATTAATCCTTTCAATAGATATATTCTCCAAATTCTTATACATTTTAGAGATATTCCAATCTGTATCAGGTTCAAGGACAAATTCCAACTGTGAGGCAAATCGAATAGCACGTAAAATCCTTAAAGCATCTTCTGAAAATCTATCTTCTGCTCTACCAACACATCGGATTTTATAATGCTCAATATCTTCCATACCATTAAACGGATCTACAAGACCAACTTCATCATTGTATGCCATTGCATTGATTGTAAAATCTCTACGCTTTAAATCTTCTTTAAGATTTCGTGTAAATGTTACGCTATTAGGTCTACGACTATCTGAGTAATTACCGTCAATTCTGTAAGTGGTACATTCATATCCCTCACCGTCAATTACAATGGTAATAGTTCCATGCTGCAATCCAGTCTCAATAATTCTCTTATCCTTGAATACTTTCATCATCTCATATGGCGTGGCAGAAGTTGTAATATCATAGTCATGAATTGGTCTTCCAAGAATACTATCTCTTACGCACCCACCGACTAAGAAAACTTCATATCCATTATTTTGTAGATTATGGATAATTTCATTTGCACCAGATGGAATTTCAATTTTCAATTTCTTCATTCAAATTCACCTCAATTTCGGTATATTTATATAATATCACTTATTCGTTATCATATCCAAAAACAACAACTCATCTTTCTTTAGCGTAATATCATAACCTTTCCACTTCTCCATAAGTTCTCTTGTATCGAATCCATGTTCTACGACAATTGCATAACCATGAGGAGTTTTATGTTTCTCAATATATCTCAATGGAATATTAGAAAAATGATTAATATCTTCCATAAATCCTTTCACAAGAATCGCATCATCCACATCAAAATCAAATAACCATTTACTCTCATCACGATTTTGTACCTGCTGCGCAACTGAAGCTAATGTACGATTAAGCTGTGTCATACTTGGCTTGTCTCTCAGCAGACGAATAATAAATTCTTCCCTGATTTTCTCTTCGTTCCTAGAATTAACTGATCTATATAATCTTGTCTGTTCACCAGGAACTCCTTTAGTTGCAAAACTTTTAAATTCTTCAATTATTTTATCTTCATTCTCTTTATATTCAAGAATTGTCTTATCTCGTTGCTTAAAATTTGGAATATCCTTATTATCCTTGTTACGAGAACGAATTAAATATACATATAAATTTGACATTGTATTATTCTCCTTCTAAATAACAGATTGGTACTTCTTTTGTAAGCCATACATCATTTTGAGATAAAAAGAATTTATATCCGTCATTATACATATCTTTTGCTCTAACCTTATAAATAAACGATTCGCCATGTCTACTACCAACATTTGTTGCTGTTTCAATATCTTTTGATAGATGGACATATAAACGACTCTTGGATATTAACCCTTGTTTATTGATTGAAGAGCAATATTTAACACCTGTTCCATGATATAAAATATCTGGTGGCATACACTCTTTCAATTCTACATCGACTTTTACAGAATGACCTTGATTTGCTCTGATAAGCGTCTTCTCTCGATTAAATGAATATCTCTGTTTAGAATCTTCTTCTACAATTTTTTCAAGCATTTTCATTGTAATTATCTGAGTTTTATTAATTCCATTTAATAGATCTGATACATTAGCCCAGCCATGTTCGTCTAATGTGATGCCAACAACATCAGGTCTATGTCTAAGAATTAATGCTATGTATTTGCTTAAATTATTTTGCTCTTTATTCGTCATAATGTTATCTCCATTCTCCAATATACTCAGAACATTCTTTTTTGAATTTTTCCAATATATGTACTAAGTTATCTATTTCATAAGAATTATTAAATGTTATCTCAATTATTTCAGGCTTAGATATATCAATATTGTCAGCAACGTAGGGTAATGGTTTCATAAGGCAATTAAATCTGACGTTCAAACCTTTATGTGTCAATCTTATTTGATTGACATTTTCTTTATTTCCAACAACCTTCAAAAAGATTTCACCTCCAAAATTCCATAGGAAATGTGCGTTTCTTTCTAATGTAAAATATATACCATATATAGTATATATTGCTTATTTTCAATACTATATATGGTATATTTGTAACAATTACTCACTTAATTCTGCAAGTGCCTTATCCAGATCCTCATCAGACATGTTCTCAAGTGCTGCATCCTGTCTCTTAGCCTTGATTTCAAGCAATCTCTGTCTCATCTCAGCATTTTTCTTAGCGTCTTCTCTCTTCTTCTTCTCATCCAGCTTCACACTAACAATATACTTGACAATTTCAATCTTATTAGAAACCTCCTCATCTTCCTTTGACTTGGTATTCAGAAGACTTTCTTCCTCAGACTTCTTTGCTTCTGCATTGAGTGTCTTAAATACTGAGTCCAGATTTGTGAGAGATAAATCCCACAAATCAATTACATTAATCATCCCTCTGAATGGGAACTGATAGTTTGCTCTTGTTGCATTGATAAATAATTCGTTGTTTGTCATAATAATAATCTCCTTTTCTAATTAAAACTTAATCTTCATTACACGCTCTGTTGCACCCTTAATCTTAACAACCAAATCTGCTCTCTTTGTCATAGAGAATCCAATTCCTGAAAGCTGATCATCAGTATCTTCTACATGACACTTAGCGCCTAAAGCCTCAAATACTCTCTTATGCTTCATTAAATCATTGTCAAGGAACTCAAGATAGAATCCATTAGGCTCTTCGCTATTTACACAATCCTTCAGGAAGAAGAATAAATGTCTATGACCAATTCCATCCTGCTCGTCAAAATAGTTTGGACTGTAACTAATTACTGATACAGGAACAAACTGATTGGTATTTACACCCCAAATCTCACGACTTGAGATAGATGAACTTCCAGACAGCTTTTCCTTAATTGAGAAGTTGCCATTCTCGTCAAGTGTAACTTCTGCCACCTGAACATTACCAGAAACAGGATTATTATATTCAAACGCAAAAATCTCACCATTGAATTCAATTTCTGCCTTAAATCCTTTACTTCCTCTTGCTGCATACTGATTTACAAAGAACTTATAAACACCTGGCTTCATATAAGACATATCTGCCCATGTAATATTTTCTACAGAAGGTTTTCCTGCCATCTGCGTCATAGGGCGTGTAATATCAATATCTAACTGACCTCCACATCTTGAAGTTTCTGGTTTTCTACAATTACCAAAATAAATCTCGTTTCCATCAGGTTCTTTGCAATGTGCATCAAGGTCACTGTTATCATTTTGTCCTTCATTCCACATGATTGAAAATCTGAGTACACCATCGACATTACCGCCAGCAGCTTTTACATTCTGCTTCATATCAGAGTCAGTAATATTTCCTGAATAAGCCCAAGATAATCCATTATTCCATTTGAACATTGTCTTAGCGTCTGGATTTACAGGTGCAATCATAGAAACAAAATTCTTCTCATGTTTATTCTCTACAAAAGCTTCAATCTCCTTTGCAGTTGGAAGTACCTTATCAATGAAATCCTGTGCTGAAATCTCTTCAACCTTAGAAAACTTCTTAGGACTTACAGCAGCATCCTTTTCCATCTGCCCAAAAATATCATCTGCACCAACCATTCTTCTTGCAGCACTCTTATTTGAGAACAGTACATTATTTACAGTAATATCATTCAGATTAGCAAATCTTCTCTGTAATGAATCCATATATCCAAGCTCTGTAATGGTCTTCTTTGCATCCTCAAGCATCTTCTTTGTAAAAATAGCCTTTGGACGCTTATAATTACTTGGAGCGACAATCTGTTCATACTTCTTAACTGCTGTGTCAAGATCCATATCCTCACTTACATTGATAAGAAGTGTTCCAATAGAATGATTTCTAATTCTACCAATAGCCATACCTGCTGTTACCGACTTCTTCCAAGCATATAAATCCTTTTCAGTATCAGAAGTCAGCTTATCATATTCCTTCTTATACTTCTTGAACTCTGTGAGTACGCCTTTCCACTCTTCTCCCTTGTAAAGTGTATTTGAATTGATAAGTTCAAGAATTGTGTCAAGTGCATCCATAGTAATCTCATCGAGAGAACGCTTAAATACGTTTCTTGTATCTCTGAACTGTCCTTTAACTTCCTCATTAGAACGACTACTTCTATTTACAAATTTACTTGGAAGCTCTAAGAAGAAATGATCCCACTGATGAGATTTTCCATTGATTTCCTCGAAGTTAAAATCTGTACCAATCTTAGGGAACTTAGTTGTATAAATATCTGTAACTGTATGAGCTTTTACAAAAGCATCAAGTGCATCACATACTGGCTGATATGTTGTATCACCAAGATTTAGTTCCCAAATCGTATGAATCTGGTTATCTTTGATAGTGACAGCAGAACCAATATTCTTAATAAACTGTCTACAACAACTACAATCATGTTCCCTACGCTCTCTGAAAATCTCATTTGTACCAGCAGGGAAGCTATCAAGATATGTATTCCATAATTCATCCTTATCTACATTTACCTCAAATAAATGTGTTGCCTCTTTCTGCATTTCATCGAAGTGCTTCTATAAAGCCTTCTTAAACATCATAAATCCACTCATGTTTTGTACCTCTTCTTTCTTATATTTATTTTTTGTTAATTGTTTCCACTGTTATATTCTCCGTTTTATTTATTCTTATCTTCAATAAACTCATATCCCACCAATCTAACTGACACAAGCATAGCCATAAAATCAGAAGCACTTTCTACTTCAATATCACAATTCATACCAATCTCATCAAACATCGTAACTTCATAATATCCATCACAATCTCTAAAAATATCATTAAATGGATTTGTCTCGTCTGATTCCTCATCAAGAACTTCTTCTACCATATCTTCTAAATCACCAATAAAATCATACATTGGAATATTTACAGAAGTAAATGGAACAATAATTCTTCTTATAGCACCATCACAAGCAAATAAAAGTTCATATTCACACTTAAAACTTCCGTTCATACAGTATGAATGATCAACATGGTCTTCGATTATTGTTGGCTTAAATTTGCTACTTTCCAATATGTTATACATAACATAATAGTCTACAACCTTCTTTTCCGTGCAGTATTCTCTATCAAATACCGTTCTATGTTTTTCATAAAGATTGCATTTCTTTTTATACTCATCAAAATAACGAGTATTTCCTGCCTCTTGATCCTTTTTAAAAAATGATTCAAACTTGTCATTGGTTTTGTCATATCTGCCAATGCATTCTCCATATGTGTCTGGAAAAATATTACTTCGTACTTTTAATTCCATTTTATTAGGTAATAAATCCAATCCTTTTTCTTCTAAATTTTCTACTGAAATAGCTGTGATATTCATATTTTCTCCTCTCTAAATTTCGTATGAATCAAAGTTTTATTGTTACCTATCACATCTTCCCATTTTATGTCCAAAGCCCTCTTATTTAATTTTTCAATCTTCTGCTTTGGAACAATACTTTCAACGACTCCGTAAAGCCTACTTCTACAATCTTTACACAAATTAAATCCAGGAACTTGAATTAAATCACATGGTTCACCATTTATAAAAGTGGCTGCAATAGGTAACGAATAGTATACCATTCATAAATTATTTTCACCTCTCTTCCAAAGAAATCGAACTTTACTGTTATTTATCTACAACAACTATCTCTTTGCCACAATAAGGACAATATTTTAAATTTGCCATATTTTCAGGTATCCTCCAATATGGATCATCAGCATCGTCATGTTCTTTCGGGCAAATCGTTCTATAATCGTATTTTATCCATTTACAAGTTTGTATTTCCTCGTATCTTCGGAGTACAACATTTCCTCCGTCAATAAATATTTCCATTGGCTCACCAATTGCGTCTGCTTTTCCAAACACCAGTCTTCTAATTTCCTTTGGAATTACTATTCTACCTAAGTCGTCAAATCTACGAATTGTTCCCATAATTTTCATCTTTCACCTCTCTTCTAAAGAAACGAACTTTATTTTGATATTTCTATTTTAATTTCTGTTCATTTACCATTTTTAATAATGGAATAATCCAACTCAGAACGAGAAGAATGTCATTTGGATATTGATTCAGCCATAGAAATGAGATACTATATATGTATATCGACTTCTGGATTATTCCTAGTTGATATGCGAGATGGGCAACAGCAACTTCACGACATATCGTTGCCCATCTTTTATGTAAAAGCTATTGCTTATTACCAAATTGATTACGCATTTGCTATAAAATTATCAAAGCTGCGTTTCATATATGTATAATTAACTTTCTGTGATGAACTAAAATCAGATTTATTTCTGTAATTCTCAATCCATTTTTCAAAATCCTGATCCTTATCATTTTGACAAGCATATGCCATGAGTGCTACTAATGCCATTCCACACTCTTTATAAACTGGATCGTCAATCTTAACACAATCTTCTACCATGTCTGTGTAAAGGTTTATATCTTCGTCTGTCACATTTGGATTTGCATTTTCTTGAACAAAGGAAAGAACACTTTCTTCCGTATTATCTTCAGCACTTTCTTCTGTATTGTTATTCTCCAATTCTGTGTCATTTACTTCTCTTGTATCAATATGTAAAAATTCATTCATCAAAGCTGTATATGTATTAATTTTAGCAACTACAAGTTTTTTATCCGTAGTACCAGACTCTTTATTTAATGAATCGTAACTAACACCATTAACATCAATACTATGTAATTTTCCTGATAATTCATGAATAAATTCTGCAAACTTGCTATCTTCTAAACCACATTTTGCAAATCTACTAAATACTGTCAGCCATACAGGAATATCTTTTTTGACAAGAATATCTTTACAAGTATCTTTACAAGCTGCTTCGATTCTTTGAAAATATTCATGGACTGTATTGAATTCTTCAATGTTACTATTATCTTCGAGATAATCACATATTTCTTTTGCACCACGTTTGTAGTCATCAAAATGAAAAACATTCATAACAGATCGGCATACGCTCTGAATATATTCTCCGTTTTTTCTGGCGGTGTCAGAATACTCAATACTATTTTTAAAGAATCCTTCATCAGCAATGTTTTTAATTTTTCTTGCATATGTAGGAATCCAAGTCAATGCTCTCTGACTTGTATTCATTCCTCTTTGTACATTCAATTTTCTTACCAATTTACTTACCTTTTTCATATCACAATTTTGATATGTGGCAATTCTGAGCTGATAATTGTCAAATCGTTTCTTCAGTTCTTTTGGAAAATCATCATATGTTTTATTTTTAATATCAAATGTTTTCTTTTCCCATACAAAATTCCCATCATCATCTTTTAAAAATTTTCCATTTTTATCTACCTGCTTTTCCTGGTACTCAATTTCGCTATCTTCAATAGCACCAGTAAATTTATGATTTCCATACCTAATCTGCATCAACGCAGTTGTCCTCTGAAGTCCGTCTACAATGTATTTCTGTACAATATCTTCATTTAAAGGAACTTCCGCTAAAATTAAAGGTGGAAGATAATCACCAGTTAAGACCGTAACACCAATTCCATTAACAAATGGTTTGTCGCTACAGAAATACCTCTGTACATCTTGATTGTCATTAACATCTCCATCTTTTACCTCACTGGTATAGTTAATCAATGGAATATTTTCTTCTCTTACTTTCTTTGCCATGAATACTTCCTCCTATACTTACATTAAAATTTTTACATTTTCATATGCCTGAATAGCTGCAAGATTATTAGAATATTGTTTACTATCCATATGTAATAATTCTCTGATTTCTTTTGCTTTATATCCATCAGATAACAACGAAACGATTTTGCGTTGTGTATATGATAACTTATCCAAATATCTTTGGATTTTAGTACCTTCAAACAAATATTCACAAGCAGTTTCATATGTATCAAACTTTGATGGAATGGTTTCTCCAAGTTCCAACCCATCTTCTGTAACAAGATTACTTGTACTCTCAAGTTTCTTAGCAGGAATACGTTTTTCACGATTACGATCACGAATCTCGGTTTTAAACTTTCGCTTAATGTTACTGGCTAAGAATGATTCAAAATCTATTTCTTTTTCTGAATCAAATCTTAATGCAGTGTCTGATAATACACTTAAAGCGATGCTGTAAAAGTCGTCATAATCTTTGTCCGATATACCTCCAATCTTTATCAACATTGGGTAGCATATCTTTTTGAGCCGATACATTTCATTATCACAGTACCATTCCAATATTTGTTGTATTTCCATTATATAATTACTTTCCCTTCTTAATTTCTCTATGTAATACCTCTCCAAAACTCAACTCGTTATCATTGATTTTTATATGTCGTGTCTCTAAACAACACTTCGGACATCTACAAAATCTTTCATGCTTGTCCTTTGAGAACGACATAACACCAACCATAGGTGTATAACAATTTTTGCATATTATCATATGTATATTCTCCTATAAATCAAACAACTCATTCATTACTCGTGGTTCATATGTACGCTTGTCCATTTTCGACATGAATTCCAAAATCTCATTTGTAACTGTGTCAGAAATCTTTTTATCAAGAATAATGTTAAGAATTTGTATCTCATTTTTAATACTTCTTCTTTTTATCCTCCGTTCCTTTATCATCTTATATGCTTTCCATCCTTGTGTTGCATTAAGATTACAAAATTCTATGTAATGATTGATATCGGATAATTCCCTATCTATAAAGCTAAGTTCTTCACACAACTCTTCTTTTCTATGTAATGCATCTGTTGCCAATCCATTTAGATCAGTTATTTTATTGATCCATTTCTGAATATTTTCGGCAACCATAACCTTTTCAGTGTTATTTTCCACTTCCGATTGAGTAATCTGCTTTACATTATCAGGTGGAGTGTCAATTTTTTGGATATAAAATATTGATTTCAAGGCTTTTGGTAGCGAGTTATTATATAAATTATTGGCTGCCTTGTTTGAAAATGTATCAGCCAATGCCTCGCATGATGTTGGAACATATTTACCATTACGATTTCTCATAATCCAACGAGAACCGTCTGTAATTACATATTGTGCCAACGTAATCATCTCCTCTCTTTGTTTGATTTAGCAATGGATCATCAGAGACTTGAACTCTGAGCCTTTCGGTTATGAGCCGAATGCACTAACCAATTGTGCTAATGATCCAAGTTGCTGACACTATCGCAAGTTTATCAGGAAGTTCTATAGTATCAGCTTGTAATCCGTTAGTGGATTAAACTATGGTAGAACTATAGCAACTACACATTTTGCTCTTACAATGATTAATTCTTGCGTTCTGCGATAGAACCCGGTCTGGAAGTATCGCATAACAGGGCATACCAGATTCGAACTGGTGAATTTTGCAGTCAAAGTGCAATGCCTTCTCCGCTTGGCGAATGCCCTAAAATATTAAATTTTGATAAAATATTGGAAATAGGCTATGATTTTAGCCATACTGAACTTGACATAACTGGAAAATTATACCAAAATATGTAATGACTTAATCTTGGTTGGTTGAGTTACAGTCTGAGTGACATATGTGGTTGCAGCCACGTCATTCGGACTGTTTTTTATTTCCATTATTTCTCTTACAACAATAATCATAGTCCAAACATGTGTTTGTGTCAAGTGTAAAGCAAACGTTTGTTCGATTTCTTGTTCATATTTGCATTTTAATATGTATTGTGTCCTATAATCAGGACACTAAAGTTATTCCTTATTAGAAAATCTCGGTAGCAACAACGTATCCATTATTCCATTTCTTTCTATATTAAATATATCCTGTCTTACACTGTGCATATCAACCTGTGACATAAATTTATTCTCTGAATAAATCATTGTTTTTGCTGCATTCGCAATTTCCAAAATATCTACTTTATTTGCTATCCTCTCTCCTAATGGAATAATTGTCATTCCAAGTTGAGTTTGGATAATACTAAACTCTTTATCTTCTGGATATTTATCTAACAATTCTGTCAATTCTTTCTTTGTGATAGTCTTATATTCAGCCACAACTAACCCTCCTTCTAGGTACATTTGCAAAATATGCTTTAACGACAAGATCACATTCACCATCGTTTAAAGTGCCCATTTTGTATAATATCGAATTTTTGTCAATTACCCTTACTTGCTCTCCAAGCACCATTGAATCTTCCGTCAAGCCATTTTGTTCATTCATATGTAGGACTTTATGACATGGCATATTTAATTTCTTGATTTCACTGGTCAAAGGAACAGCTATTGAGGTTGGAGAATATTTGTTCCCGATGTCGTTCTGAATGATCACACCTGGTCTTACTCCTACTTGAACCGAATTAATTTTGTCTTCTCCAAAGTCAATCATCATAACATCCCCAAAGTTTACAGTCATTCCTTTTACCTCCTTTCTTCTTATGTAATGTCCTACGTTTTTATCTTTTGTCTACTTCTTATGCTTTGCATTATATACTTATACATATCATATGTCAAGATATATTATTGAAAAATATAATATTTTTTGCTATTATACCAATAGGTAGTTTATAAGGAGGAAAATAAATATGAAAATAAACCTTAAACAAATTCTTGACAATCAAGAAAAAACTCAATATTGGTTATCTAAAACTACTGGAATTTCTAGTAATAATATTGGTGACATTTGTAATGGAAAAACAAAAAGCATTCGTTTTGATACCATAGAGAAAATATGTCAGGCGTTAAATTGCACACCAAATGATATTTTTATCTGCGACACTAAGAAATAGTGTCGTATACATATTACACAAATTTAACAAGATCGAACGGATTCACTTTCATAGCTTTGGCAACCAAATCAAGTACAGCTAAGTCAGGAACAGCACTTCCATTTTCCCACTTGCTAATCGTACTTGGAGCAACTTCGGCAGCTTTTGCCAGTCCTCTTACTGTTATTCTCTTTTCAGTTCTGATTTTATTTCCAATATATTCAACCATAATCACATCTCCATTAATTTTTCTTTCATTCCAACAGCTCCGTTTGCATAATTATTAACCGTTGTATTCACACTACTATGCCCAAGCTGCTGTTGTACAAATGCAAGATTCCCATTCTGATTCATTACACTAGCATAATAATGTCTCATCATATGTGGTGTAATTCCATTGCCATAATTTTCAAATATCTGTTTGATATTTCTTTCTGTTGTACGTGTACCGTTTTTATTTACAAAAACTGCTTCCGTATCTACAATATTATCTAAGGTACTTCTGTATTCTAACCATTCTCTTAATGCCTTCAGAGCAGATCCGCTAAGATATACAGTTCTGTTTTGCATTTCTCTGTACACACCTTTACCAAGAATAGTAATATATGGCATTTCTTCATCTAAATGTAAATCTGATAAATCCAAACCGGCAAGTTCAGATTCTCTTATTCCAGTTCCTCTTAAAACTCGAAAGATAGCAATATTCCTATTCCTCACACATTCATCTTTCTTCCACATTATTTTCTCTTCCATATCATTAAGCTGCTTTTCTGTTGGAAGTTTTTTAGTCAAGTTATTACCAGATGGGATTCCTTTATATTTAATCATTTTGTAAAAATCTTCTATGTTGCTATAAATTTCTCTTAATAAACATTCTCTGTATGAATAAATATCCTGTATGAAACTTTTAATGATATTTTTTCTTGTCTCCGTTGTGGTTGGCGACATTCCATTTGTTTCCTTGTATCTAAGGTATGAACTAATATTTTGTGGTCGCAAGTCACTAAAATCAGAAACTTCTATTTCAGAAATTGATTTCTTATTAATAATATTGCTTTCAATCAACCACTGTAAAAAATCTTTAATTGCCACTAGATAATTTAACGCTCCGTTCTTGCTTTCCAACTCATTCAAGTAATCTCTTAAAAACTGTGGTGCGTTTAACTCATCCAACTTCCTATTAAGCTTTTCAGCATTTTTGTTTTGTACTTCTATTTTGTAACACATAATCATCACTCCTTTGTGTAATCTTCTATCGCTTTTGCAATAGCTTTAGCTGCTCTTTTACTTTTTAATGATTTCTGAATAGATTCTGTATTCCAAAACACATCACTAAACCCAGCTAACTCACCACCGCAATTCCAATTTGGAATACTAAAGAATCCTCCATTTACATATTCTCCGAAAATCACGCTATAATAATTTCCATTATAATCAACACCTATATGGTGAATATTTTTAATTTGAGTATCACCATTATAACTAATTTTATAATTTTCCATACTATATTCCACCTTCCTACATATTATTCTCTACTTTATCCGTATAATAACGTGATCTAATTCGTTGAGCATAATCAAACATTTCCAGATAATCGTCACACCAGCGAATTTCTACATTCTTTGTAATTTCTCCGTTGCAACCTTCATTAAAACATGTTAGATCTTTAATATGTTTTTTCTTACGTTGATTTCCATTTCTTTGAATCCCACTTCCTAACTGGTTGATTTTCATACAATGAAGACATAAGAATCTTGATGCTCTTTTTGGATTTCCCATATTCATTTTTATCACCTCTTTTTCTGTAATAAAAAAGCAACCAGACCTTAATCTAGTTGCTTTGTTTACTATAATATTAAATTTATATTTCAATTACCAATTTACTTCCGAAACCAATCCAGCAGAAAACATCTCAGCCGCATCAGACCATTTCTCGCCATCTTCAAGATCATAGCTAATAACTGCAAGAAAAACTCCATTTAAAAATTCAGTTTCTCCAACATTTTCCATATACTGTTTTGTGAAAGTTTCCATCAATTTTTGTTTAAAAGGCTCTATATTATTCCCATTAAGTTCTTTCACCATCCATGTTTCTCTACCTTTGTAAATTCTATCTGGTAATTTACTGTTCTTTAAAACATATTCCACCCATGCGCCACAAATAAATCCCCATTCTTCGATGTTGTTTACACGGAATTCTTTCTTTTCTGCACCTTCTTTTACTCTTTTAAGTAGATCTTTCTTTTCATCGTAATTCATATTTTGAACCTCCTGTTATAATTATTTCCGCAAAACGGCACATCTCATGTTATAGTTTATAATTGTCTTTATTTTACCATATTTCTATGGAAAATAAAAGAAGCAGGAAATCCCTACTTCTATTTTACTTATTCCAAATATTTATATTTTCCGGTTTCAACCAACTTATTCATAAGTGTTTCAAGAAAATTAACACAGGATTCATATGTTGTTCCTTCGAAAATTACTTCATCAATGGCAGTATTTTTTATATACCATTCTATCTTATTATCTGTGGAGATGGCTGCCATTATCCAATAGCTAAATTTTCGTTCTTCTTCTCCGTACATTTGAATTTTATCCCAAACAATCTCTTTTACACATATCTTATTTTTCAACCAATTCAAATTAATCATTACTACTCCTCGGTTTCACCTCTAAATTCATGTTTATATTTCAATTTATCACAAATATTAAATAACACATCTGTCTCCACTTGAAAGCAATTTTTCTTTGGGTTTAATATCCCAATTTTTTCATACTTTCTATATTAAATTTCCAATATGTTTCAACAATATTTCCATATCTCTTTATAGCAGCCTGTCTTAACTCATCATTTGTAAAAATTAACCCTGTGTTTTTTAAATCGCTAAATAATTTCTTGCTAATTTTAGGAACTGATGTGTTGAATCCATATCCAATTTTTTGTGTTACAATTTGATAACAAGCTCCATTATCAAGTATCAAATCATTTTCACTTATGTCTAATATATTTCTTCCAACTTTCAACTTAACCATAACATCATATCCTTTCTTTTGAAACAATTCTTTTCATTAGATTAATGTATCTACATCAATATCTGTTTTAAAAATAACAAACGATCCTGGTTTCATTAATTTATCAGTTTTCTTAGTAGCTTCTCTCCAATCTAATCCTTCGTAATCTCTCTTTGAAATTTCGATGAAATCAGTTTCGTAAATTTTCTTATGAGTCTTTTCTATATCAACACATCCACTACTATTCAGTTCTGGTCTTCGTATTTTTACAACATACATATCATATTTTGTGTCGATTATAAGCACACTTGCCATTTCACAAATTCTTTTATCTGGCAATCTACTTATAAGTTTTGTTCTAATATCTTCAATATCCTCTTTGTATAAATGCGACTCATAAACACAATCTATAAAACTTCCAAGTACCTTCATATTATTACCTCCAAATTTTCCATAAGAAATCGTCATTTCTTTACTTCTTCTCTTTGCCTACCATCAATATACCACTTAATTTTAAAATCAAAATCACTTTCTATTACATGATCAATGTATGACTCTAACTTGTTCAGCTTAATTATAGATACATTATCTATATCTATAATAACAGGATTGCCAGATTTTGTATTAACACTCATACCATTTGCATTATTTGTAATTGGTAAATAATTTATATATCCATTTGAATCAGTTTCATTGTTTAAAAGAACTAAAGATTTCCCATCATTAGTTTTATAAATATCAAGTCTTTCCATTTATATCACCTCTTCCAATCTTCTAAGTAAACATTTATTTTAACACTTATATTTTAATTCGTATTTATTGTTATTCGATAATTCAGTAGCTTCATCTAAAATGTCTTCATTTGTTTCATACATTCTTAATGCAAGTTCGGTTATCCTTAATTCTTTTAAAGTAAGACATTTAGCTGTATTGATTTTTTCGATAATCTCTTTTGAAAATTCGTACATTATATTACCCCAATCCTAATTTATCTGCACATTTTCTACAATAGAACCGATCTTCAATTCCATCGTAAAATCCATCGTCATAACTACCTCTGACACATTTTATATTTCCAGAAAATGATTCTCTTTGCTCTATCAGAATAAACTTTCCACATCTACTGCATGTGATGTCCCATTGTTCCATTATTTATTGTACCTCTTTGTACTCAGTGTCTAAAAATGAAGCCAATGAATATATATCATCAACTCTTTTATCATTTTGATTGCAATATGCAACGTATTCATCTTTTAATGCAAATAAATACCCAGATATTTCATCTATTGATAAATTCTGTTGCATATCTGTTTGTAATTTTTCATACTGTTTCACCATACCACCTCTTCCAGTCTTCCGAGCAAATCATTTTTTACTTCGATTATTGCATTCAACCTACCTTTAATCTGTAAATCATATGGACTATCAGTATTTTTTAATGAATCATCAAGTCTGTCAATTTCTGTATCAAGCTCACTAATATATTCTCTTATCTTTTCTCTCATATCTGGTTGATTAAATCTGCGCCATCTCATACCATTCTGCAATGGGCAAAAATCCATACCATCGTTCGCACTTATAATTGTTTGAATTCCATATTTTGTTTGTTTGAAATACCCAACAAAAGGAGATCTACTTGGTCGTTGCTTATCTTGCCAACTTATTAAAACTTCTTCACCTAATTTTGGCAATTTAACAGATTCATCTTGCCAATTATAATCTCTTTCATTGTCATAACCAATTATTTCATTCCATCCTCGCATAATATTCTCCATTTCCACACCAAAGAAAGTTAAATTTACTTGGCTTTTATATCTGATATTCAGATGCACACTTGTCACATACACTAAGATTATCTTCTTCAATATAGTTGCCACATAACTTACAATGATGTGCTTTATGTTTATTCTGTTCTATTTGAAGTAGTATCTCCTTTTCTCTTTCTGCTTCGTCTAAATCAATACCGAAAAATTCAGCAAGCAATTTTTCTTTGTTAATATAATCTCCATTTCCCATAACATCAGCAAATGGGTTTTCCCTCTTTTGCTTTCTGTCAAATACAGTATATTTACGTAAAAACCAATCCAAAAATTCTCCGCATAATTGTGACTGTTCTTGAATTTCTACCATTTTATCCAATGTTGGCGTTTTTAATTTTTCCATAAAATATCATCCTTTCATAGTAAACTTAGATTTCTTTACTTATTCCAACCAGATTTGCTCCATAAAATACTTCCGTCTGCATTGCAGCTTAATTCAACTCCTTTGTTCTTGAACCATAATTCCATCCAATCAAAGAAATCTCTTGTTGGATTAATTGTAAAGCTATCAACACTGTTCATACTTGGAAGCGTAATCTTTATTTGCGAATTTCCGCTTGCACCATATTCATCATATTCGTATCTAAAAGGACAACCTTTTAATGCAAGTTCATTGTTAAATTCTGTTACCATTTCTAATGTTATTTTCATATTTTATTTTCCTTTCCACTAGAAAACTTGGTTTCATTGACTTATTTTATATAGATACTTGGTTCACTCTTTATCAATAAACTAACTAAATTCCCAAATTTTTCATGAGCTGCATTAAGAATAAGTTCTTCCAAATCTCTTAATTCCCAATACTGTAAATTTTCTGCTAGATGATTTAATGTACAATCTGGTTTAAGTTTGCCAGATTTATATTTCCATTCATTTATATCATTGCACAAATTTAATAAACCATTTGCATCCATATGATCTATATAATATTTCACTTCATCTCTACTCATAATCAACCTCCAATTTTCCATTCGAAACTATTATTTACTTAGAATATGTATTCTATATTGTACAAATCAATCATCGTGCGTTTTTCCGTTGTGCCTCTGAAAAAATTGAACTCTTCGGAACACATTAACGGTGCTGTCTTTGCGAACTGTTCTAAGTTTTTTTTGCTGCACTCTTCTAATCCATTATTCCCATAGCATTCAGCTTTAAATCCACACCATGTAATTTCAATATTTTTTGGAATTGAAATATAACCTTTAAAAATTTTAGGTATGACAACTCTTTTTATCTCTGATGGTTCAACTCTTTTTGTAATATATTCTATGTAATCGTCTACATGCGTATCTGTTTTACCGATTTTGTTTTCCTTTGCTTCACATTGAACCTCCAGTAATGCTGCACCATAATTAGGGAATGAGTTCTGTTTACCGATCGGGCTAAATAAATATACCACCGATGTATCGTTTTCTGCTCGTTTTCCTTTGTCCCAATTGTTGTTTCCACACTCATCCATGCTCAGAATTCCATTCTCCATTATGGATTTCAAATCACAAATATCTACGTTTTTGTATAATAGCATTATTATTTCTCCGTTTTAAATCTTTTAATTAATAATATCTTTTAGCAAGTTCTTTATTATACTTCAACAATGCATCTCTTTCTATCTCATCAACCATATTATCTTCATATAGTCCATTAATATCAATGGTGTTCTGTGATTCTGCTCTATACCCAAGAACTCTATATGCTCTTTTAACCTCATTTTTGTATATAATATTATTCATAACAACATTCTCCTTTTACATCAAACTATCGGCTAATGCACAAACATCTTTACATATTTTACCGTTGTTGTTTTCATATACTGGAACATCGTCTTCCCAAATTCTCAAGATATTTTTTCTCTTATCATATTTTCCAACTCTTGTTTTACCAATTTCTCGTCTTGGGTGCGATACTCCATCATCTAATATATTCTCTATATCTTCAACTATATTTGTCATGTCTAATTTAACATAGTTAAAATCAACATCTTTTCCATACTTTTCCTTATATGCCTTATTCGCTTTTTCTATAAGTTCATTTGCAAGTTCTATAGTAAATATATCTCTACCCTCTTTTTTAATTTTGCATCCCAAATACTCTTCGACAAAGTTTTTGTCATTTAACTTTGAAAACTCCGCATGATAATAATCTAACTCTTTCCAATTTGATTTTATTCTTATCACTCCAATCTATTTATTCTCTAAAACAATATTGATACAAGGTATTCTATATGAGTAGTCTCTGTTTCCACCAAAATCGTGATCCGACATTCTAATCACAATTGTTTTATTCTTGTAATCACTTTCTTCATATTCAGAGTATGTTTCTGTAATATTGATCCCTCTAATTGTTTCTCCGATATTAAGAAATCTATCAATATTATTCTCTGCAACAGGAACGTTTGTATTCAAATATACAGACAAGCTACTTCTCGAAAATTCAACATTATAATCAATATTGTCTGGAAATTTTTGAACAATATTTGAATATCCTTCAGACAGTCTTTTAATTTTATTCATTTGTCTTTTGTAAGGCTCATATGTATCTTCCATATCTATGTCAATCACTTCGCAAATAAAACTATAATGATTTTGATATGTATTATAATCCATTAGATAATCTGAATTTACATTATCTCTAATTTCCTTAAAGTCATTCTCATCCACTTCATCCAAAAAAGTTTTCAAATTAGACTTAAAAACATTACTCCAATATTCTTTTGTTTCCATGTCTTTGTTTTTGCAAATCGCATTTTCAAAAAATTCTGCTGTCAGCTTATCTCTTTTCATTTCAATCACTCCATTGACATATTTAATATTTAATGCTATCATGTTCTTTGCGTTGGAAGATTAAGTTTAGTAACTTTTCAAATTACGTGACTAATTAAACAGAGAAGGTGATCCCTTCTCTGTTTTTATTTTATACAATTCCTTCCCCATAAATCATCTAATACTTTCTGATCGCTTGGTAGATTAGAATAACTAATTCCAATAGTTTGTAACTTGTAGTATTCTTCTTTTGTAATGTCGATTCCATAATCGCCTTTAACAGTTTCTCTATAACCGAATTTATCCTGACATTCGGGTCTGAAGTACCATTTTTTATAAATTGGTTTATCTCCATGTTCCCATGCAAAAAGACAAGTAATTGTTCTACCAGTAGCAATCTCCGTTGTAACCGATCTCCCAAAATAAGGATTATATTGCATATAAGCTAATTTACCACGTTCAATCGCATCTTGCTTTTCACGTTCACTCATTTCGAATAACTGCTGTGTACCCCTCCCATAAGAAGTATCATACACTTTACTGCTATTCACACCAACAGTTGAATATAACTTAACTCCGTTTCTATCAGTAGTTTCAACTCTCTTTACTCGCTCTCCATTGATGTAATCATTACATAACCTGTCCATGTAATGAACATTTCCATCTTTATCAACTGTACGAGTAGTTTTCTTCATGTCATAATTGTCGTAAGTTGCCTTTGCAGCACTTCCTGCATAAATTCCCAAAAACGCTAATAGTCCACCGAACATATTCATCAACCACCCTTCTTATTTTATATTACTATTTTCTCCACTTTTCCATTTCATCAACAGACTTCTTGTTTAAGTTATTATACATATCATGTCTCTTACGAGATTCTTCCTTTTGGTGCGCTTTCCAAGGAAGATAAATACATAAATATCCTGCAATTAAAAATCCGATTAACTGTGCCATAATAATTACCTCCGTTTTTCCAACTGTTGAATATCATTACTATAATTTTATCACATGACTTTAAATTTTGCACTATATATCCAAGTATTAAAATGATCCATATTTAGTAACTTTAATACATCCTCAAAACCTTTAATGATATCCGTTGCAAACAAAAATCCTTTACTGTATCCCTCGTAATTATTATTAGGAATAATTGTAAGATACTTTCCATTTTTATGTACTTCATGTCCTCTCTTAGACATTTCCTTCTTAAATTCTTTGTAATCAAACATAATTTTCACCATTCCTTTCCAAAAAAATAAGAGATTGAATATTCCAACCTCTTACATATTCTCCAAGTAAATTTCCGATTCATTGAATTATTTCCCTTTGTATTTTAATGGATATTTTGATAAATCCAAATATTCTGGGCAGTAAATACATGGTACATATTCTCTAAAATCATCATAATACCATGCTTTCCACAAAGTTGTACCTTTCTTTGCTAATTCCCTTGTTGCTTCCTGAAATGAATCTGCTAAATCCATATGATACACTTCCATATTTTCTCTTGTACGTTCCAAAATCTTTTTTGGTACTCGTTTTATAAAATCATTCTCATCAAATACTGTTTGGCTCATAATTATTTCCTCCATTTCTAAAACAAGAAATTACAATTTACTTTGATTAAATATTCTCTAATTCTTCATTCAAGTCTGCAATTTTCTCTTTGATTTCGTCAATGTCTGGCTGATAACTGTCAATAATTTCTGCCCTCTCTTCTGTTGTCAGATCTTCATCATCAAGTTCATCCTCTAAATCGCTTTGTATATCAGCAAGTTCATCTTCTGCCTCCTTGATTTCTTTTCTAATTTGTTCTTCACTTCTAATTCCAAGCCATTCATACACCTGTTCAGAATCGAACCATAACAAATCATTGAGCTGCGTTTCTGTCATTCCATCAGGATATAAATCTTCCAGAATATTTTCTAACTCTTCGCATTTGCCTTCTCTCTGTATTCTGTCAAGTGTATCTACCGCACCACTCCATGCGTTAAAACTGTTTAAATCTAAATCATATGTAATTGTCATATTCTTCACTCCCTTCTAATAATTCAGACTTACAACTCGTCCATCATCAAGTTCGAGATAATCTTCATCCTCATTGACTAAATCCTCTCCAAACTTTTCATAATTGAAATATCTGTCTGCAATAGAATCTCCATTCTTAATATATCCAAGACTCCATGCTTCTTCGTATCCTAAGTCTGAGCTGTCTTGGAACACACTGCCAATAATTCCTCTGTCTCTGTAATCCAGATGATATTCATCAAATATCTTCTCAATATCTGCATCATTTAATGAATATTTATCCTCCATATATTCGATTTCGCTTTCAATGATTTTCTGCTGAAATTCTTTTGCTTCTTCAGATTTGAGCTTATTATAGATATGTTGTACTGATTTTGCTAATGCAATTCCCTTATTATAGCGTTCATCTCCCTTTGTAATTCCATATCCTAAATCATTAATTGCTTTGTTGAACTGAACCAATTCGTTGTATTCTGCCCTAGTTAATACCGTTTCAATATCTTCATAAGCAGGAAATTCATGCCCACTATAACAAGCTCCGTTTAAGTTGACACTTCCAAAATAGTGATTACATTCAAATCGTGGATTCTTTGAATCAATGTATGCACAACAATCTCTATCATCCGAATCCTTTTCTCTAAATAAGAATAAATAACTCATAATCATACCTCCTACTGAATTTCGCTTAATTCTTCCATCTGTTCTGCTGTGAAAATTCTTGTCAAGTCTTTATATTCTTTGATTACTGCAATATAAATTCTCTCTGCTGTTCTACTGTCCTCGTCATATCCAAACTCTGAACAAAAATCTTCAAATGTGCCTACATCATATTTCTCTAAACAAGCCAATACATCATACTCACTTGGAACTGCTTCGGCTTTTAACTTCTTCAATTCTAGCTCTGTTTTCTTTTGCTCATTGTATGGAAAATCTGAATATCTACATTTTAATTTCTTTTCAACATATTCTTCTAAAGTCATCTGGGAAATTTCTGTATTATTTATGCTATCCCAAAATACATAACTCATTTTGCCTCTTGGCGTTGTGATTGTTACATCATACCAATTTCTTTTTTCTTTCTCTTTCCAGTTCTCATTCCGTGAAATACCACCATACACAATTTCACACTTTGCATTTGCCTTATTTAAGAAATTCTTTGCCTGTTCTAAATATTCGTTCATAATCGTACCTCACTTTCTTTTAATAAAATAGGCAGCTAGTAGATTATTCTCCTAACTGCCTTTGCGGTTACTATAAATTAATTGCATTTCCATCTTCATCATATTCAATCGGTGTAATATGAACTGCATAACAGATTTCTTTTTCTTTGTCATAAATCTCCATTGTACCACCTGCACAAAATTCAAATGAGAACCGCTTGTCATCCGATTCAATCAGTTTAATCAAATGATCCGTGAGTTCGTTTAAGTTCCGTGCATCTTCTTTTGATTTTTCAATACTTGTCATTTTGCTTCACTCCTTTTCATAAATCTCTAACTTATGTAACAAATCAAACATTGCTACATATCTGCCCTGATTCCGTTCTTTGAGTTTATCATTGTCGTTCTGCATTGCATCATCATAATCTTTATTTACTTTTCTAAATTCCTCTGCAATAATTTCAAGAATTTCATCCTTTGTCTTGCTGCATTTATATTTTGCCATTTCTCTTCACTCCTTTCATAATAAATCTTAGTTTCATCAGTCATAATCATAGTCGTTATAGTCACAATCTACACAAAATGTACAACTGATGCCTGCTCCAAAATTTGTAACCAAAATACCACCACACTCAGGGCATTTTCCGTTGTTCGGATATACATCTTCTGTAAATTCCTCGTTTTTGCCTAACTTTATTTCATTTTTCTTTTTATGTTTCATAATTACTCCTTCCCCAAGTAAATGTGAATCTCATACACACCAATATTCTTCTCCATCCATTGCTCGCTTCACTTCATCAATGGATAAATCGTATAAGTCGGCAACAAAATCTATTGCGCTATCAATACATTGCAATGATGCGAACTTCCGTCTATCCCTTAGACAACTGATTGCCTGCTGTAGATTCCTTTCTTTATGCAATAATTCCTGCTGTTTTACTTCAGCATATTTTTCATAATTACTTTTACTCATTTCTCTTACCTTTTCCATTCCCTAATAAATGCGAATTTATTCTGCTTCTACTTCATATATTTTCCAATCAATATTGTATGAATCCGTCTGAATGTTCGCATCATATTCATCAATGGACGCTTCATCTCCTTCTTCTTCCTCTAAAACAATCCAATGCATTCTGTAAGCAATCTGCTTTTCGCTTTGTATCATTCCAATATTCAAAATATGTTCCGTGTGACCACTGCTGATCTTCAGGCTGCGTTGGATCGTAGCCACTTACAACCGCATACTGTGTATCACTTTCGCTTTGCAGTAAAGCATAATTGTCTTTCCGTAATAACTCTGTCCATTTCATGTTCTTACACCTCCTATTCAATCACTTCTACTTCTTCGCTTGATCCAATAAGCATTAAATCTTTCATTGGACAATTTTTGTTTAAACAATCTGCCTCAAATATGAATCCATCATTTGATGTACAGATCCATTCTTCTTTCATATGCTTAAATTTTGTTCCCACTTTAATATTTCTTGTCTGCATAATTTATACCTCCTGCAACTTATTCTCTTTTATAAGTCTTTCACGAACCATTCTGTTCAAGTCTTTATTGACTGCTATGATTTTATGAGAAGTTCGATTCATATAAATGAAATGACTTCCCTTGCACCGTGTAAATCTGTATCCATTCTGTAACAGAATCGGTTCAAATTCTCTTAGTTGTTTTGTCTTTCTATATGCCATAATTCATCTGTCCTTTCCTTATTATAATGTGTTTGCCCGTATAGCCTGATAGCATAGCTTCATTTCGCTTTTACCGATGTTTCATTTTCATCACTCGCTTTCTAATATATTATTCGCTTCTTAAAATAATTTTTTTCATTAAAATAGCGACCACAATTATTTTGCAGTCGCTTTAATTTCATTTGCCTTTACCATTGCATTGTTCATGTCAACGCAGATCCCATGACAAGTTCTACGTTCTCCGCATCTTTTACACAATGCATTGAATAATTCGCCTTTAATTTCTCTTTCCATTTAGATCTCTTCTCTTTCTAAAAGTGTTTCGTAATATTCGTTTTCGCTTTCAAAAAGCTGGTATTTTCCATTGATCCAACCCATGTATCCATCCGGTACTTCATATCCTTTCATCTAATGATCGCCTCCTGACTAAGTAATGGAATCAACCCAATTCCAATCAAAAATAATGCAATCGTAATTTCTCTTACAAGAAAAAGAGAAACTATCGCAACTCCAATAGTGATCAATCCAATAATCTTCTGTTTCCGTAACACTTTACGCATTTGCTTTCGCCTCTCTTTCTGTTCTCCTTGCTAAATTATTTTCGCTATCTGGGCAAATTCCCATAGCTAAAAGTGATTCTTTTGCTGTTTTGCCTTTTGTAATTGCTATTAATAAGGCATAGTAGTTATTTTTCAATGTTTCGTTCATAGTATTATTCTCCTTTTTAAAGTAATCCACATGCAGATAATAACTTCTTTGCAAATGGATGTTTATTTGCTTCGAGTTTGCGTTTTAAATCACGGTTATATCGATCTTCGTAATAATCACGTTCTGCCTGTGCGATTTCTGCTTCTGGACGATTATCAATAACATCATAACCATCCTTAATGATAATTATCATTTGCATTTCCTCCTTGTATCTGTACTAAAAAAGCGATGCTAACGTCTGTGCTAACATCGCTTTGCTCATATTATGGGTTTTGATTCCATGGTTTCGTTTTACTTCTGTCCGGACACTGTAAATCCGTGATGGTTTGCTTGCTTTTGCTACTTCATAATCACAATAGGTTGCGTGAATTTGTTTTGCTTTCTCTGACATTGTTTTTACTTCCTTTCTTATTATTTACCACTCTGCACCGCTGTATCTGACCTGTAAGATAATATCATCAGTTACCTTTTCTGTTCCATTACTATCCATGAGTATAGATACTACATCTCCATCTTTATAGTCTTCACAGCCACGAAATTTCCATTTGTTTCCGCTATAATCCTGTACAGTGACAAAGTTTTTCTTTTTGTTTACCTTTGTTACTTTCGCAGTCAAAGGATATGTTTTGTTTTCATCTAAATCTTTAAGATGCGGAAGTTTCTCACAGATTTTTGAATACGAATATCCATCTGCCTTATTGAACTGCTTTGTTGTATCGCCAAGCTCAAAGCAGAGATATCCATATTTGTCATAGAAATAACCAGCAATGTCACAGATTGGAATTGCATTTGTGATACTGATCTGCTTTGGAGTTGAGGCATTGACTGTTTGCATTGGCTGCATTGTGCCTACTGTGTAGGATGTAAGGATTGTTACTGTTGTAAGAATGAGTGATAATAATTTCTTTTTCATATTTGTTCTCCTTTTCTGATTGTTTTTGGGTATAAAAATAGCACCCGAAATTGGGTGCTTGGTGGGTGCTGTGTTTTGCAAATTATTCTTCATCAAAATCATATTTTGAATCTATCAACTCAAATTCATGATCGTAATATTTACGAACCTCTGCACAGCGGAGTTCATAGTTACTTCCGTTTGCTGGATAACCTTCAGCTTCACACTGTTCAGCTATCTCTTTGCATTCATCTCTGTACTGTTGTTCTAAGTCGCAGATTTTATCTATATCTGCCTTGGTGTAAATTCCTGCATTGAGCATATAACTACGCATTTCTTCTATTGTTGACATAGTAGGTTCCTCCATTTTTACATTTGTTTTAGCTTCGCTTGAAGTTCAGCTATTTGAGCTTCTATAGCTTGTTTTTCAGCATTTGTCTTGTTATATTCTGCATCTGGTATCCATTCCATAATTTCGGATGGTTGGACACAGAGATATTCGCAGACTTTGTTTATAATATCCGTATTCATTGGTTTGTTTTTTGAAAATTTAGCTGGCATATTTACAGAAATTCCAGCATCACACAATGATTTCCATTGCATATTTCTATCTTGCAATAATTTTTCTAATTTTTTGTACACAATCATATTATTTTACCTCCATTAGATACACCTCCATTCTATCACATAACTGTGTGATTCACAAGTAATTTGTGATAATGCACACTATAAAAGAGCAGACCTTTTTGAGTTGATCTGCTCCTCTAACTATGCACTATTCTTTTATTGTGTCAAGTTCCGTTACATTTACACCCAAAGCGGATAAAATGACTTTTAAATCTCTGTAACGTGTTTTCATGGATCTATATAATGCACTTTCTTTTTCTGCCATTCCCATCCATTCCTGTAAGCGTGAAAATTCTTCTACGCAAATTTTTATTGTTTCCTGATTATTCATCTCTTCCATCCTTCCACCGCCTTCCTAATTGTAGTATAGCGGATTTGTTGCATGTTTACAAGTTAAGTTAATTTGATTTCTTATTGTTTTTCTTTTCAGGTTCAACATATGTATATTTATAAGCATCCACCTTGAGTGCGTTTTTATCTTTCATAAGCTGTGCTAATGCCCGCATAAAGCTATTTTTGAATGTAGTTTTAGCCTTATAAGATAACACATTACCTGTCTTAAATAACTGCTTATTGCTACTGTTTTTATAGCCTACCGCTATGGTCATAAAGCTAATAAGTGTAGGTGTAGCCTCAATTTTCTGAGCAGAGAACCACTCTTTTATAGCCTTCTTAAACTCTTCTTCTGATGTGGTGTATGCAGAATAAAGCTCATCTGTAATAAGCTCATAGCATGACTTAATACGCTCGTCATAATCCTTTTTGAATGCGTCATACTGCGCCTGGTACTTCTCTACATCTGCTAAGTACATAGCCTGAGCCTCAGCATCATCCTTCTTGAGTTCTGCCCATTCCTGGCTAATCCGTAAGTTATTCTGAAGGATAAGCTTCTTGTCTGCCATCTGATTGATAGCCACCCAGAATTTAGCCATAGTTTCAGTAAAGTCCTTTGAACTTGTCATAAACTGAACTTTTACTGCTGATGTGTTAATAGTAGTTTTTTTAGTTGTGTTAGTTTTTGTACTCATAATAGTACCTCCTTAAAATTTATATAGTTGTAGTGTGATTTTGTTACAATAGGCTTATAGCCTTAATACTTGTGTGGGTATCGAACCCAATACACACCCATAATTCTTGTGTGGTCACAAGTAGCCCCTACTAACGTGGATGGATTATCCATACAGACAACGTCTGCCCCTTGCTTTCAAAGGTTTACACGGTTTTGCTAATCTTAAAAGAACGGTATAAAATATTTAAAATCTTTCACAGTTCAGATAGTTTTTCGAGCATACTCTAAACTTGTCATATACTCCGCTGTGGCAGATTGTGAACTCATATTCCTATACACAGTTACCGTGCACTACTTTTTTGAGATGGGATGGAGAACCCATTCTATAACAAGTCTATGTTCTATCATAGTTTAGTTATTTTAATTATTTATTTGTCAAGGTACAAGTTTTTACTCAAGTTCACGGATGAACTTTTGCGATTGTATCAGTTCCCACGGATGAGAAAAGATAATATTTGTGTGGATTTTTTGCATGAAATATGCTAGAATATGTAATGCGTAAAGGTTAGTATTTCATGCTATCCACTATGTAAGGGTGTAAGGTGTGCTAGACTTTGCGCCCTATTTTCAAGTCGTTGTTGCATGACTTGTTTAAAGTGTATCACATCTTCGTGTGATTGTCAACAAAAACTTTTGAATTAACAACTATGTGAGTTTGCCGAGCCTTAGCACTTTGTTGTGTCGTTCTTTGTTTTGTTGGTATTATCTTATCACACGTATGTGTGATTGTCAAGAACTTTTTTGAAAACTTTTAAAAATTGTTTTCGTGTGTTGCTATGTCCTATTGACATTATCTATGTTATCACATCTTCGTGTGATTGTCAATAATAAATTTTAAAAAATACGATATATTTTTAATAACATCAAACTATATTATATGGTATCAATAACCACTACACGTAGTTTTTAATACTATTTGTTGTGAAAATCGGATCAGAAAAAGAATGTATAATATATATCTATTATCCACTGTTTTTGTCTAACCCGGGGTAGTTAAAACTAATTAGATGGGCTGGAAATGCAGTAAACCTTATAGCTGATTCATCCACACACCAACTCAAAAATCTAACCCTTCCCAATCCTCAAAATCCCAACAAAATCAAGCAAAATCTCAATTTCCCCATCTCAAACCACTTATCGTACCCCATATCGTCAAAAACCTTATTTTTCAACCATTTCACTCACTTCAACCCCTAAATTTTAAAATCCCATCATACTAAAATCACACCCACAATCCTATTTTCTTCCTTATATATAAGCGTTTTCACCGATAACGATTTTTCCATCAAAAGTCACACTCAAGAATCTCAACATATTGGGGGTATATTAAAACCTTCGCACAAATCATCTTTTAAATAGAGATATCCATATATAAAACAGCAATAAAAAAGGACTACAGCCAAAGCCATAGTCCAATAAACCAATACTTGATCAATAGAAATATATATTTATTTTTTGGATATCATATTTATCTTTAAAATTCAAATTATATCCATCTTTTTTTTTACTTTTTCATTAGCAGGGACATATACATAACCAGTAACTATTCTCGTTAATTCTCCACTACTATTATAACATAACGCAGAATATTTTGCAGATTTAGTAATAGGTGAAGTAAAAACAATATCTCTATATATCCAACCATTATCAATATACTGATCAGAAATATTATATTTTATATCAATAGAATCTGCTCTATTTACACTTCTCAAAGATATCTTTAACTGTTCGTCATATTGTATTGGATTATTAAAATCTATTACACGTCCATTATTATATTCCATTAATGCAATAATATAAGTATTTTTATTTACTATATAATCATTTGTGTTTTGTCTAATATAAAATCCATCCTTATCGTATTGTTTAATAGAAATATTAACATTAACAGTAACATCATTATTGGTTACAATTTTGATCATTTTATTATACTGTCCCGAATATGCATTTTCAGGAATATCAATCAACTCATAACTTACATGATCTTTTAAAGCATCCTTGACAGTAACCTTACAAACATAATTTTTATTATTATATTTGGCGATTATTTTAACAGAACCATGTTTTAATGCTTCTATATGTCCATAATTAGTAACTTTCACAACATTTTTATTAGAAGAAGACCATCTAGCAGAATATATTTCCGTTTTTCCTTCATGTATTTTCAAATTCTTTACTTCGCCAACATACAAAGTAAGCTTTGTATAGTTCAATTTAACCTTATTGGCAGCATAAATATTTTGTGGTACTAATTGAATAACGGTAATAACCATTACAATGCATAACACAAAACTAAATATCCTCTTTAATATCTTCAATTTCTTCATATACAATTCCTCCTTTAAAATTAGATATATTTATTTTACTACCAAAAGAACAATAGTGCAATAATCACATTTTTATAAAGAGAGAATAATACATCAAAGGAGGAATCAAATATGATACAAGAAAATGAAATACCAAAATATCTCAAGTCAACAGAAAGTAATATCTCAAAGAGTAACCGCAAATCAAAGCACAAACATCATTATGAAGAATGCCTGATTCAAAACAAATCCACATTCGCAGGAAAAACTCATCTTAATACAGGTTTATATACCTACTGTACTATTTGTGGAAAAATAAATGAGCGATTCAAGGAAAATAAATCTATTGTAAAAGATTATATCAGAGAAGTTAATTCGCCAATAGGTAAATACAAATGCTACTCTCGTATTTCTGATGAGGAATTATATGGAAAGTACCACGACAAATTGCCAGTATTCTTTGTAGAGGATATTTACAAAGAGAAGTATGTTGATTTGGAACAAACAGAAAGGAATAAAACAAATGAGCAAAGGTAAAATTTTTGAATCACTAAAAATACCATTCGTAAAAACTTGTCTTATATGTGGAGAAAAATATTATAAACGAGTTACCAAAAAAAGGTAAAACAAAAGGGTTAGATTTGAATTTTGTATCAAAAGAAACATTTTTCTCATTACATTATTATTATGAATATCACTGTTATATATGTGGATATGAATGGCAAGAAAAATATCTGTAACAGAGAATAGTCGTATAGGTACATCATACATGTACCCAAATGAAAATATTAATCCAAAACACCACATACCTAAACCAATCAATAACAATCAACCAAAAAATTATAGAGCTTGTATGAAGCGTAAGCGAAATACAAGCGTAATAGTCTGTCTTATTAATAATGTTATATATCTTCTTTCAGTTCGGCAAAGTGGGTTTCACCCCCTACCAATTTCTAAAATAAAACAGACATGTGGGGGTTCAGACCTACTTTACTGAACGCTCGCAAGGTTCTCTTCCACTTAATTTCAAATGGAGAATAAATAAATATCACATATAAAGGAGGAATTTTTATTGCAACAGAAAACAGAATACTTTACTCGTTTTCCAAATAACTATATTCAAGGAAACATTAAAACTAAATATGGAGTTAGTCGTAAATTCTATATTACTTATATCCTTATTGATAAATATAGGTCTTACGAAGACTATAGTTGGATTACTCTTAGAAAAGTTCTAAATTTCTACGGATACAAGACACACAAACGCAGACCGAAAGCTGTTCAAGAAATTCTTGATGTACTGGAATATATGATCAACAACAAAATGATTGAAGTTCAACAGGATCTTGACACGCTTGGATATGATACTGGCATTGAAATTAAGATCATTCCTGAAAATTTTGATGCTGTTGACAAGTTCTCAAAAATCACATCTTCTCAGCTTGATTTTATTATGATGAACGAATCTAGTATTAATAAAGAGAATATATTAATGGCTTTTCTTTATATTAATTCGTATATTTTCATTCGTCCCAAAAATAAAGATAATGAAGAAACTATGTATAACCCTGAAATTAAACCAGAAGCTTTTTGGCGAAGTATAGAATCTATGTCAAAAGAACTTTCTATGTCAAAAGATACCATTAATCAATGTATTCAATATCTCACATCTTCTATTGGCGACAAAGAACCACTTCTAATTAAAAAAGAAGTTGGTAGTGTTCAACCTAATCCAAAGAAACCACCACAAAATGTACCAAATATATATGTACTTAATAAAGAAGGATATGAGCAAGAAATTGAATGGGCTATTGCTAAGATGTTGGAAATCTACAATGTAGACTCATTTGGAGAAATCAAAAACGGCAATAAGTCGTAAATAAAACAGAGAATAAACATATGTAACAAATTAACGCAGCACTCAAAGGAGTTGATTGCAATGAATAAATTTTTAAACAGTAAAGGAGAACTAATTAATGAACAGAACCGTAACAATTACATCAAAGAACCATAAATACCAGAATACATATGGAGGCAATATTTATATGTCAGATTTTTGCACCGATTATGAAGGCAGTCGTAATATTGCTGATAGAATTATTTCGGATTGGAAAGACGATCTTTCACGTCATAAACAAATGGAAAACAATATCAGAAGTTATAGAGAAAGGAAGATGAACAATGGCAGATAAAAATATGACAGTTTCAATTGAAGAACAGGAAATTTGTATTAATGCAATGCGTGATGAGAAATTCGCAACAATTTATGCTTCAGATTCTACATATATTACTAAATTGGATAGATTGTGCAAGGAAAGTCCTGATATGTACTCTCTCATTTAAGATACTGGTAGAGGTAAGAAATATTTATTAAAGGATAAAACATTAATCAGTTTTAGAGCAAAGAAACGTGAACTTACAGATGAACAGAAAAAACAGGCGGCTGAACGTATGAGAAAATATCAAGCTAGTAAATCTAACTGAGATACCCTTTCTAGCCAGAATTTCTAATGTACACCATTGTACAGAAAATTCTACGCCATTCGGTGAACAAATACCCATCTAAAAGTTGTAACTTGAAAATTTAAACAACTGTATTAAAGGAGAATTAAATAACTATATGTGTAGTATATGTGGAAGAAATGACGGTCTACATGATTATCGGTGTCCTTATTACTCTCCACCTCATCCAAAGTATCTATGCTGTTATTGTGGCGAAGGTATTTATCAAGGTGAACGCTATCTTGATAATGAAAACGGAGAATATATGCATGAGGACTGTATTGGATGTTTGGGGACAGACAGAGTAATTAATTGGCTTGGATTTAAATACAAAGAAATGGAGGACTACGATGAATAAAATTGTAAATAAACTAAAAGATAAATTACCTCAATTTTGCAACACACAAGATTTCTGGTATGTGAAATTTAAGGATAAACAGTATTATATTGATAAAAAGAGATTTCGTAAAAAGTTAATATATAAATTTCTAACATTTATATCAATTACTTTCATTTTTGTTTTCGCAATCATGGTTGACAATTTATGTATTAGAACAATAGGATTGGTAATTTCTGTTGATACATTTGGAATTGTAGCTTTCAACGAAGGAAAATCTGAAAGTGAGTAAATAGAAATTTCATTTGGAGAATATAATGGTGGGAAATAATAAAGATAAAAGGAGGATTTTTATATGGTCAATTATGAACCAGAGTTAATGTACGCATTGGATTCTAAAAGTGAATATGCTGATTGGAAGAATGTTTACAATGTAAGTGGCAATGATGTACTTTATTGTCCTATTTGTTTAGGAAGAGTCAAACTTTGGAATGGACAAAATCCAGATAAAACATACAAAAAACAAAGATGTTTCCATCATATTGATGGAATGTGTTCACAAGAAAGTAGGATTCATTTTGCTTATAAAACTTGGCTGCTTGATAAAAATAGTAAATTTAAAGTTGGACAAACTATATACGAGGTTGCTAACTCATGTATTGAAAAGACTTTTCACACCAAATTTGGAGATTATCGTCCTGATATTTTTATAGAAACTATAAATGGGCAGGAATTTTATGTCGAAATTGCTAATACAAACAAGAAAACAAATGATTATATTGAAAAATGGGATGAGCTTGGTTGTGATGTTTTAGAGTTAGATGTGAATGAGGAACTTCTTAAAGTAACGACAGATGACATCCCTAAATTTAAACTTATCTACTCATCTTCTACTGGTGAATGTTTTATAAAACATTATGTTAGACAAGATTATGATGATTTGATTACTTTAAGAAAAACTTATTGGAAAAGAACGGACTTAATTGAGTATAAAATTCAGTGGGAACGATTAGATTGGTTCTGGACAAAGCTTCAAGAATATTATACTAATAAATCAGTACAAGCAGATTTAATTGATGCCTTTCAATTATTAGAACCTGAAGATCAAAGATTTATTTGTAAAAAAATGAATGGAAAACACTCATCGTTAAGATATATTCTTGAGAAGAATTATATAGATTTAGATGATTATGATAATGCACGATTAAAACATATTGGACTAACCATCAAAAATCTTAACAAAGAATTTGGTTATAGTAGTAGCAATAAAAAAGAAGATACATACTTATTCAGAAAATATAACCATATAATTTTTAAAGATGCTGTTTATTGGGAAAATCGTTCTCACTTACTTGTAGATGAGTTTATTACAGACACAGACGTATTTAATTTTTTTCATCCAATAATGGAAAAATATTATAATGAACATACAATACCGCTCAGAGAGGAAATCAAGAAGAAAAAAGAAAAAGAACACAAAAACGAAAAGTATATAAGTGAATATTTATCTCCATGTATAGACAATATGATAAAACAGATACATAGTAGTAAAAAATCGTCATGGAAAATTATTTATGATGTTTACTCTAATGAGGGAAATACATATTTAAATATTAAAATATCTCTTCTTAATCATTGGTTTGAACACCTTACATTTAATATTAATTTATTGAATAGCATTTCTGAAATTGAAATAACTAATAGCATTGTAAAGGCAATGAATAAGTTATTAGTTCAAGGAAAGATTGGTGATAATCATTTAAGGATAATGGAATTAAAGGAGAAAAATGCTGATGACAAACAATAATATATATATTCCCTCTATTGATGCAAAAGATATTTATTTATCAGCACATTACATTGAGGAAAATCCAGAAGGATATAATTTAAAGCTCAAAGATGGACAGTATAATTTACGAAAATTTATCAATACACTTGATTATAGCTTAGACCTTATAGAGTTAAAGGATATTTATTATAGAAAATTCAGAAAACATGATTTTTCATTTAGAATTAAAAAACATGATTATTCTGTAAATGTAATTAATCTCACGTTTAAGTATTCTGTAAAAGAATGGAATCAGATGAACAAAAATACTTTTGTCAGGCTTGGATATGATTATAGAAATCTGTCTTTTAAAGATGGTATTGCTAAAAATAGCGAAGGTGAAATTGTTGGAATTAAGACGAATGAAAAAATTGAAAACCCAACTGATATACCAAAGCCATTTGTTAAAAAGCAGGTAAATATCTATGATAAAAAGGATAAAACTGTTATTAAAGAGATTCAAACTCAATACCATAAAAAAGGTGAACCGAAGACTATAAAGACAAATGCAGAACTTAGAACTGAGTTGTATAAAGATGGATTTATATGTAATGGTATTAAATATTGTCGTATGAAACGTTCTACTGGCTCTGCAAGAGTTGGTAAATGTCTTTTTATCAGAGAAGATTTATATGAACCGATTATAAAATTCAGTTCAGGTGGTCTTAAATATAACCAAGGAGATCCGATTGATTTAGCTGCATATGAGGGATATATTGCTCTCCCATCTAGTAGCATTATTGATACCATTCCAATTAAACCAGAAAATATTCTTTTAATTGATGATTATGACAGCGTGTTTAATGAGGACGTAATCGAGACTCATGATGAAGACGGATGGCTTAAAACTACTGAAAAGAATTGTGAAATTACAAATACAATTTGGGATGGTCAGTCTCTTATGGATATATCTCTATTTGGTGATTATTCAGAATATGGTATGCTTCTACTTAGAAATCTAATGTTCAAATCTTGTTGTTTCAACTGTAATATCCAACAATGGTTCAAAGATAATAATATAACGGATGTGTCTCAGCTTAATGGTAAAACAAGAGCTACACGAATTGAAGATGTAAAGTTAATTACCACACCTAACAGTATTAAATATTTGAAATTTAGTACATGGGATGAATGGCTTAACCACTTATATCCTGATTTTGGTGTTGTAAAGCATGATAAGAAAACTCATTTCTTTGGAGGTCGCTTAGTACAGACTCATTATCAGTTGCTCAATACCCTTCAGATGTCCAAAGATGAAGTAAGAGAATTTTTGCAGGAATCGCTTGACTTTGCACAAATGCTTAGAGATAGACCAGAAGTTGTACGTTATTACATTAAATATCCTGATATTGATGAAATGTCACCTATGGATAAACCTATGAGTAGCAAGAATGATGTGGTTTATAATTTAATGTGTGTAAATGATAATTTTACTAAAACTAAATATTATCAAGACTTTTTACATGATTTATTGGCATCATATTACAAAAATCTCAAAAATGGGCATATCTATGTAAATGGTAACTACTCTACTCTTCTTGGTAATCCAATAGAGATGTTACAGCAATCAATTGGTAAGTTTGAAGGAAAAAGTCAAATTGGAATTGGTAATATACATAGTACACGCTTTGAATATAATAAAACTCTTCTTGCCAGTCGTTCACCTCATGTTACAATCGGAAACATTTGGCTTCCATATAATACGGAGAATAAATTGATAGATTGTTATCTTAATCTTACAAATGAGATTGTGTGTATTAATTCTATTGGAGAAAATGTATTGCAGAGGTTATCGGGTGCTGACTTCGATAGTGATACAGTAATGTTGACAGATAATGAAAAGCTCATTCGTGCAGCTAAAAGAAATTATCAGTTGTTTAAAACACCAACTGCGAATGTTGATTCTACAAAGAAAAAAAGATATTATACACCAGAACAGCAAGCAGATCTTGACATTAAAACATCTGTAAATAAAATCGGTGAGATTGTTAATCTATCTCAGGAATTAAATTCTTTACTTTGGGATAAGATGTATCATGGTGCTACTTATAATGATATTAAGGAGTTATATTATGATATATGTCAATTAGATGTAATGTCTGGAATTGAAATTGATAAGGCAAAGAAAGAATTTATTATCAACAACGGTAAAGAGTTAGATAAACTACGTGAAAAGTATGATGAACTTTTGCGTGAGTATGAAGAGAATGAAGAAGGCGAATTAGTAAGAGGTAAGAAACGTATGCCACACTTCTTCTCTCATATCTCTAAACAAAAAGGATATTACAATCCTGATAAGAAACATTATTGTAAATGTCACACTTCAATGGACTATTTACAGACCATTATTAATGGATTCAAAATTAAGAATCCATATAAAAAGGATTGGCTACCATTTGTATCTATATTAGATAACTCTTTATTTAGAACAAATCGTGTAAATCAAAAACAAATAAATAAAATTTATAGTATTTTAAAAAGATATATAAATGAAAGAAAAAATATTTACGCTTCTGACTCAGATACAAAAGAAGATAAAAATGAAAAAGCGAATAAATTAAGAGAAGACCTTATTTCCGACATTGAAGATGAAACAATTGGATTTTCTACATTATATCGTCTGCTCTCTTCTCTTGAAGATAAAGAGAATTCTCAAATCAAAAATCTTTTATTAGAAATTATGTATCTCTGTGGCAATGATAGTTTCAATAAAGCTATTATCCAGTCGAAACATGAAATTTCCCAATTAGAAGAAAATGGTGCTGATGTTAAATTGTTTGATATTGGCTTCAAAATTACAAAAAAACAGGCAAAATGCGAAATCGACAGCTAATTACGGCTCTAGCTGTACTGCATATTTTTATTTTACATAGGAGAGGGTAGTTTTCTATCTATTATTTTTTAATTACTGCCCTACTCTATTGTAAAATTCTATGTCTGCTATTATAGCAAAGGAGGAATTGCAATACAAGAAGAAAAAAAATATTATAATCAAAAAGATATAATAAATAACATTTGTGAAGAAACTGGTTGCTCTATACGTGACGTTACGCTTATTTTGAATTCGTTGGGTAGTGTGGTAAAGGATAAGTTTGGTGATAGGAATAATTATGTAGAAATAAAATTATTTCCAGGACTAAAGGTAACTTCAAGATTTATACCATTTGAGCAAGCTCAGTCTAATTTAAAAGGTTATATAAATAATCACGATATGTTATTTTTATCTGCTGACTTTAGCAGAAATTTTAAGGATTCTGTAAAAGAATTACATAATAATTTAGAATGAAATCAGCTTTTCTTGGCTGATAAAACAGAGAATATATAATTGTCGAAAGACATTAGAACAACGTTCTATACGGACACAATATAACACAAATTAAATTCAGAACAGTGATTTAGATCTCGTATCATACTGAGGCAATAAAGTCCATAGAGACAATGTATGTGGTGCAAGCAGCCATAAATGCTAATTTTAATGTTAGGTTGGTAAACCTACGGATAATCAGCTTATTTGGGGAACTGATAAAATCTAAGAGATTCCATCGCTACTAATTCATTGGCGGTTCTGAACAATTCTAAAGATCATTTCTAAGATTGGTACATATTCATATTGTACTCCTCTTCTTATATGTGTCGGTGACTGTACTACAGTTCTTGTAGTATGGTTGCCGATTATTCTCTAAATATATTATTACTGGCGAGTGAAACGGATTATCACGCATGACTCATTCTCATGAAATAACAGGTTCGACTCCTGTGCTTCAGCAACTCTCCCATTTTATGTGGGAACTGGTCGGTTTCGGATCAGAGGATGAAAATTCTAAGATAAGCATGGCGACATGTATAAAGTGGTTTTGTCGTATTACAAAGCTGCGACTGTAGAAATATAGTTTAACGGAAAACACATAGGATTTATGCCTAGCCTTCTATTCAAGGACGACTGTTGGCGAATATGGTTAGGTAGGTATCTTGAGATAGGTACTGTATTAACATTAACACAGAAATGTGGGGATAATCCATGTCTAAATGGTACGAGTTCCGCAAGAATTAGTGCTGTTTAAATTATTATATAAGCATCTTAAATCGAAAGATAGGTGTTTTGTAATAAAGGATTCCGATAGCAAGGAAGACAGGATGGTGATGATTGGGCTGTACTCAAAAGGTACGGATGATCAAATGTACACCTCATCGTCCATAATAAGTACATACTTTTGAAAGAAATCAAATTATTTTAGGTAAATAATATTTAAAAGAAAATTACAAAACAGCAAAAGTGTGTATGACTGCAAAGAGACAAACAACTTATTCATCTGCAATATGGTGACATATAGCACTCGCAAGGTACTATATGAGAAAATACAAGTAGACGCAACCGTAAGAGATTTGCACTCTCTGAACCTCGCAAGGGACGATGTATCGAAAGGAAATCTATAATGCTTTGTGGTAAGAGTTTGCCAATTTTCGCAAAATTGGTGTTGTTGTTACCTACAGTCTAATCGACTGTGTGATAAATTGTGTCCAACCACAATAGATGGTAACGTGTTAGGTCAATATCTCAGCCTAAAGAAATAAAGTCTCATACTTCGGTATGGGATTTTTTATTTTGGAACTTAGCTCAGTCTGGCAGAGCACCTGGCTTATATCCAGTTTGTCGTGGGTTCAAATCCTACAGTTCCAACTACTATCCTACTCTATCGTAGGAAATAAATTAAAGGATGTGAAAAATTATTTTATTAATTAACAAAACAGAAGCTTTTGCAATGAGGGAACTTGTTGGAAATGAGAATGTGAAAAAGACTTATAGTGGTCATGCGAAATATTATCTGGTTGAGTCTTACAATAACTTAAAAGTTTTGGATAAGTACAGAAAAAGCAAAATCGTCTAATAAACGAAATTTAAAATGAAAGGTGGTCGGAAACCATCGGTACAATGAAATTTTATGATACTAATGCTATTTTAAAACTACAGGACAAAATATTTGAGAAAGATTTTATCATAAGTTCTGTAACATTACAAGAATTAGAGCATATTAAAGTATCTCGAAACAAAGATGATCAGGTAAAGTATGAAGCACGAAAAGCTTTGCACCTACTTGATGATAATTCGGATAAATATGAAGTTGTTGTATATGACAACGCAATTGAAAATTACATACTTGAGAGAAATATGGAAATAACACCTGATACTAAAATAGTTGGTAGTTGTGCATTTGTAAATACAATGAATGATGTTATTTTTGTTACAGATGATATTGCTTGTAAAATGATTGCAAGTAAGATATTTAATCTTACTGTAAAAGGTATAAATGACGAGCCAGCAGATGATTATAGTGGATTTATTGAGAAGACACTTTCAGAGTCAGAAATGGCTTGTTTTTATGAGCATTTACAGGAAAACATCTATGGATTACTCGAAAATGAGTATCTTATCTTAAAAGATTCTAATAATCATGTCGTTGATACTCTCGTTTGGAGAGAAGGAATGTATCAAAACATTAAATTCCCTAATATTAAATCAGATTATTTTGGTGCAGTTAAACCTCTTAATGGAGACATTTATCAGCAAATGGCTTTAAACAGTTTTTCTAATAATCAGATTACTATGATTAAGGGTTCTGCCGGTACAGGAAAATCATATCTTGCGGTTGGATATATGATGTGGTTACTTGAAAAACACAAGATTGATAAAATTGTGATTTTTGCCAACCCAACTCCTACAATGAATTCGGCTAAGATTGGATTTTTACCAGGAACACAATTAGATAAGCTTGTTGATTCAAGTATTGGTAATATGCTTGTAGGAAAACTTGGAGACAAGTTTATGATTGAACAACTTGTGTCAAGAAATAAACTTTCTATATTACCGATGTGTGATATTCGAGGATTTGATACGAGTGGGTTAAATTGTGCGGTCTATATTACAGAAGCGCAGAATCTGGATATATCACTTATGAAACTTGCATTACAGAGAATTGGTGAAGATTCAATCTGTATTATAGATGGCGACTATAACGCTCAGGTCGATCTCAATCAATATGCAGGTAACAATAATGGTATGAGAAGAATGTCTGAGGTATTCAGAGGACATGATTTCTATGGAGAAATTGAATTACAGAACATCTACAGAAGTAAAATAAGTCGTATTGCACAAGAAATGTAAGAAATTATTAATTAGCAAGAACTAAGATACCTAATGATGTGTTCGAAGAACACTTTCTACAGATTGGTACTTGTCTGCAAAAGAAGCAATTGAACTTGGTGTTGCAGATGGATATATAACAAGTTTGGATGAAATTATTTTAAGGAGGGCGCACTGCTCTCCTATTTTTATTGGAGAAAAAGGAGAAAATATGGTAGATAGTAAAATTAAGAAAGCAACTGTTAGTGCTGCTAAAAAGAATATTACAGCAAGTGGAGTAAGAATTGAAAATGGAATTTTTGTTGATGATGAAGGTTCTATTGTAGATCGTATTGCTGAGAAGTTGCCAAAAGGTACAACTATCTTTGACATTAAAATCAGTATTGAGATTTCAGATGAAGAGTCTGAATCTGATGAATAGAGAGTAGGTGGATGTTATAATCGACTTACATAGATTGGAAAATGAAACAGATTTTGAATGGAAATTGAGATGTTGCCTTGCGAAAAAGCGCAAAGAGACAGATATGGATTGGATTGAAATTCGAGATATGCTTGGATTAAGTATCACACCAGATCAGCTTAGAAAACAGGCTGTTGGATATGAAGAGTATGATAATTATATTCACAACTGCGAGGGTGCATCTGAAAGAATTTTATGTGTGTCAGATGTTCATATTCCGTTTAATTTACCTATTGATATTTTTGCAAGCTATAAGGGAATTGTAGACACTTTAATAGTCAATGGTGATTTATTGGATTGTTTTTCATGTTCTGCATTTCCTAAAAAATTCAAAGTAAATCTTGATGAAGAACTTGTTTTAGGAAGACAGTATATTATTGATTTAATCAATTTGACTACACCTAAAAAGGTAATGTTTGTGATTGGAAATCATGAATACCGTATGCAAAGATACTGTTCTGATAGATTATCAAATGAATTACTTGGCATCATTCCAACAGATCCGCTAGGAATGATTGTAGACGATGGATTCAAAGTTAATAATGAAAGAAATAAAACCCAGACACAATACTCTTCTATTCGTGAAGTGTTTGAAGATTCAAATATTGAAATCGTTTATGATAAAGAATGGTGGATAAAAGAAGGTAATGTAATTTTCTGTCACCCATTAAATTATTCATCTGGCATGTTAAAAACAACAGAAAAGGCAGTTAATTATTTCTTGCGTATAGATCGCACATTCACTGGAATCGTAATGGCTCATACACACAAAGTAGGAAGTTTTACTCAAGGTGGAATAAAAATGTATGAGCAAGGTTGCGTGTGTGATTTGGATAAGCTGGATTATAACAACGGTAAACTTATAATTCCAAATCAGAACGGATTTATGTATCTTGCATTGGATTCAAATGGTGACATTATTGATTCCAAGACAAGAATTATTACAAATTTCAAGACAAAGTAGACCAAGTACGAGTGACTTGGTTTTTATATTATGCATAAGTAACTATGAAAATTGGGCTAATTTTCTACTTTTAATTAGTCCGATTGTATAGAGATTGTGATGTTACTGTCACAATTGTATGTATCAGAGGGAGTGCACTCAAATGAGACGCTACCCTCTTTTGTATTAAAAAATAACAAATGGTTGAGAAAAAGGAGAAAATTAAAATGACAAAGAACGAGGTATTAAAGGCAGTAGCAAATAAAGTTGAGGGAGCTTCACAGAAGGACATCGCAGTTATTCTTGATGCTTTTGCTGATGTAATCACAGAGACATTAACAGCAAACCATGCAGAATCAGTTGCAGTTGGTAAGCTTGGTAAATTTAAAGTTAAGACAGTTCCAGAGCGTAGAGGAAAAATTATGATGGGTGATCGCAAGGGTGAGGAATATGTAACTCCACAGCATGACGAGATCACATTTAAGATGTCAAAGTCTGCAAAACAGATCTAATTCTAAGGTGGTGAAAATATATTGAAAACATTTGGTTTTACAGATACAAATGATTTTGCTGAATTTTTAGCAGATACTTTTGACAAGTTGGATGTTTGTACAAGAGATTATGACGATGATTGTTCAGAAATTGTAGTTGTGGCTAAATATGATGTGATGAAAGATGTTCTTAATTCTGTTATTAAGAATACGAATTTTAAACTTGCTTCTTGTAACGATTTGAATGATCCTTATTGGGACGGTTATGATGATGCATTTATTCTTAGTATTGATTCTGAAATGAATGTATATGTTCAGGCTGCCAAGTATGAGGGAAGTGATACTTATATCAATATGGATGAGACAGACATTGTATTTATTCATGGAGATGTAAGTTCAGCTTTTGTCAAGGATAATAAAGATTCTGGATGCATTATTCATGAATTCAACATTGGTGAGGACGCTGAAGATGTAGACGATGATTGTGATGGTAATTGTAAGAATTGCAGTTGCAGTGACGTAAGTGATGATTCTCATAAAAATATTACATTTGATAAAGATGAAAACGGAAATATTCACGGATTTACTTCTGTTAAAAGTGATGTTAATGGATATGAAAAGCATGAATTTTATTCTAGTAAGCCGATTGATTTAAGTGATTTTGACGAATATAATTCGGTTGGAAGATTATTTGATTTGCTTGATTTTATTTTTTAAATATTTAGAGTGTGTGGTGTATGCTGCACACTCTTTTTTGTTATGACTTTATAGTTTAATGGTTAAAACATCCAAGGTAAAACCGCAGATACCAGTGTGAAAGCCACTGACGGAATGGATATGGGTTCGAATCCTATTAAAGTCAATTTTCTATGTTTCTGTGAATGGAAACAGAGAATAAATAAATGTGCTCATGATTGGTGTCATAGCTGATTGTGGGATTTATGGAATGGGACAAATCGGAGTTGCAAACCGATTTGAGCAGAGTTTATTACCTTACCCATCTCTCCCATTCTATTTTTATTGGAATTGGGTAAGGTGAAAGGGTAAAGGTAAAAATTATGGGAAAAGGAAAATCAACAGAGGAACGTATCAAATATTTTAAAGATATGTTTCCTATTAAATTTAATGACGAAATTACTTTATATTTATTAGATGAAAAAGTTGATGTTGTTATTGATAATCAAAATCTACGCAATTATTATTTTAATGTGATTGATAACGATGGATATAAATATAGGCAAAATGTTCACCATATCTTGTCTTCAAGGAAAAATTATAAGTGTCCAGCAAGATTCTTCGCCAACAATCCATATACATATGAAAACATAAATAATTTCTTTAAAATTAATGATATTGATTTATTTATTGAAGGCACAAATCTTCCAGTATCAGGATGTGCAAGGGAAAAATTTGATTTCGTAAAAAGTAATGGTGAAATAGTTAATACTACATGGAATCAAATTCAACATCATACATTCAGATATAAAAAGGATTATGATGAAGTAAAGCAAAAGAGATTTGATGATACACATATGACGAAAGATAAGGCTATTCCTATCATATTAAAAAAATCAGAGGAATTAAAAAGACCTTTATTACAAAGTGATTTTGAAGGTGTTGAAACAACAGATACTTCTATTGGAATTCGTGTAATTTGGCGTATATGGGGAACTTTTACAAATATGATTAAAGATTTAGGACTTCAAGAACATGATGGATATTTCAGACCTAATGATAAAAATTATCATTCGCATAATGAAGTAATAAATTCTGTAAAAAGTGTTTGTGATAAAGTAAGGACAGAAGGACGCACTACTGTAATGTATCCAGATTTTAAAGAAAATATTGATATTGAAATATCTACAATTAGAAGACATTGCGAATTAGATGGAACTACTCTTAACAAATTGGTAGAAAAATATGGTTGTAAGTTACAACAAGCAGGAAATGGACTTAATCATACATTTTGTGATGGTGAGCGAATTGTTTCTAAATATGAGTATGATTTTAGCAATTTTCTTAGAACGTATGGATTAAACTTTAATGTGGATTATTTTAGAAATATTCCATACAAATCTATAGATAGTTCTTACAGCGGAAAAATGAATTGTGATTATCTTATTATTTTCAATAATAAAAAAGTCTATATAGAACTTGCTGGCATACTTGGGAACAAAGGTCATCAAGAAGCTTATCGAAATAATACTCCAATAAAATCAAAGTCAAAAGAATTGTATCGACAGAAATTATACCAAAAACGTGATATTTTTGAACGCAATGGATTTGATTATTATATTTTATTACCAGATGAAATGAATGAAGAAACATATAGAAATATATTGAATAAATATTTGAAAGAGGTGGCTTAGTAATTATTACTATCTCACTTCTTTTTTGTTTGAAAGGAAGTGAGATTTAATGGGTAGAAAAATACAACACAACAATATTGTTACTGATGAGCTATTGGCTCAGTGTAATAAAGAAAATATAGAATTAGGAAATGACTTTTTGGATTATCTTCGTTCAGTTGATAGATCTCCAAATACAATCAATGCGTATAGGCGTGACCTTTTCATTTTTTGGGTATATCTACTTCAGCATTGCGACAACAAATTCTTTATAGATTTATCAAAGAGGGATATTGCACGTTATCAAAGTTTTTGTCTTACAGAATATAAGTGGTCGCCAGCTAGAATGCGTAGAGTAAAATCTACTCTCTCATCGCTTTCAAATTATGTAGAAGCCATATTGGATGATGAATACGAGAATTTCAAACCGATTATACGCAAAATTGAAAATCCTGCAAATGAGAAAGTATTTACCAAAACTGTATTGTCCGATGAACAAGTACAGGGTATGCTTGATTATTGGGTTGAGAAAGGTAAATATGATAAGGCTTGTATTTTGGCGTTAGCTGCATTTAGTGGTAGACGTAAGAGTGAATTACCACGATTCAAAGTGTCTTATTTTGATGACGAAAATATTATATATGGTTCTTTATATAAAACACCTGAAAAGATCCAAACAAAAGGAAGAGGCTCTAGGGGCAAAATGTTGGTAGCATATACACTTGCAAAGCCATTTAAACCATATTTGGATTTATGGATGAATTATAGGAAAGAACATGGAATTGAGTCAGAATGGTTATTTCCAAAGAAAGTTAATGGAGAATATATAGATGAACCTATGGAATCAAGCACTCTTGATAGTTGGGCTGATACATTTAGCAAGCATTTAGGGGAAGACTTCTATTTTCACAGTCTTCGTCATTTCTTTACAACTTCTTGTTCTCGAAGCGGTCTTCCTGACGATGTAATTCAAATGCTAGTCGGTTGGAATTCGTTAGACATGGTGGCAGTATACAAGGACATTGATGCTGATGAGCAATTTGCAAAATATTTTGCAGACGGAGAAATTAAAAAGGTTGAACAAAAATCACTTTCTGATTTATAGACAATGCCGATGAAGCTTTCGTCTAATTCCAACTCTCTCACCATCAAAACAGAGAATAAATACATAGAACGAATCCTTAATTGGACAATTCAGAATAACAAGCTGCTCACATCCAAAAGGAAGTGAGGGCGGTCTGTCAATCCGTTGATAGATTTTTAAAAGTGAGCTGTCACTGACCGATATGTGACATAAATATAAAGGTCGGTTTGCGAAATTATTGACCTTGGAACGGTCTAAAACTTCCCACTGCTTACTGCTCATTGGTGGTGTTGTTTCACGATGTACATAACATTGTATTTTGGCACAAGGAGAGGTCTTGCCTTAGTAGACGATTAACACATCTTGGCATTTGCTATTCATGTAGCATTGTAAGTCCTACTGCTGTATTTTGGTAGAGCCGACTATATAACGACTCTAGTGCACACGAAACCTTAATGCAGTATATCTTTCCTACCAACATCTAGGATTATCGGTGGCTCTCAACCTTCAGAAATGAGAAGATGTTCGTGCTTCTCTGCGTTAATGAGAACCTTAATTGACGGATAAGAGTCATTAAATCTTATTAATTGGTCTTTGCTCCGAATACTGAAAATATGTGGAGAATAATATGGTAAACGGTTACTCATATACATATCATGCATTTGACGTGTAAGACACACGAGTTAGGAATGGGAGAATAATATATTATCCAGGTCATCAGCATGATTGAACATGCGTCTCATATCAGAGAAGATTTCGGTTCGATTCCGATGTGACATTGCAACTGGATAAATTAATGGAGCATCAATACATAAGCGCAATGTAGTTTGGTTGATGCGAGTTACCACCTTACTCTTCTCGTGCGTTGGTTAGCGAGAAAATACAGGTGTATAGGTAAGCATGAATTAAGTTGCTGATAAGCGACCATATTCTAAATAACTGGATGTGTACAGTCCAATATCAGCTAGTTAGTGCTTTATGCTGATTATATAACATGGATCGTTCGCCTAGTTGGTTATGGCACTACCCTGTCACGGTAGAATAACATGGGTTCAAGCCCCATACGATTCGTTAGAGATACTTGACTTTATATTTTTCAAAGCACTCTGTAAAGGTTATGAAAAATACAACATTGGGGTATCGCCAAGTGGTAAGGCACAGGAATTTGACTCCTGTATTCGTAGGTTCAAATCCTATTACCTCAGTTAGAATAAAAGGAAGCTAAGAAAATAAAAGAAAGGAGTGCACATATAATGGCTTATTTACAGGTTACTGAAAACGACTTAGAAATTGGTGACGTATTAAGTATTACAAGTGATAATGGCAAAACTTTAAAAGCTTTACAGATGCTTATTGGAAATCAGACAAAAGCAAGTATGAGTATTGATTTTGATAACAATTGTCTTGTTTTTAAAGTAAATGATACAGATATGAATTTACCACAATTACAGTGTAATTTGTCAAAGTCTACCATTAAAAATATGATTTGCGGACTAAAAGAATTTTATAACTTATTAAGTGAGGAGGAAACTGAATAATGAAATTAGCACAGAAAACAGAAATTAACGAAGATGTAATTACAGTAAGTTTAAATGTTGAAGAATTGGGTGATAGTATAAGAGATGCTGATACAGAGAAAAATCAGTTACATAATTTCGTAAGATATATCGAATATAGCCAGATTGACTTCTCTGGAAATTTGAAACTTTCAGATACAGGAATTCCTGTGATTGTTACTGATGAGCCAGACGGTTCTACTATTGAAAAGGTCACAATTTCTGATTTAGTAAATAAAAAGTACACTCTCGATGAGAATTTATCTATTACACTTTCTATTGACATAAATAAAATTCCTACTGCTTCTCTTGGTACAGTGTTTAATACTCCTGAAAAATTAGGACAGGCAATGGCAGTTCTTTTCTTGGAAAAAGTGAAAGCTGCAATCACAACAAAATTAACAGAAATCAGAGCGTTGGCAAATGATTTTGAAGCTGAAACATCTGTTGTACTGTAAGGAGGCTGACTATGTATAAAATTCTTATTAAAGATTCCAAAACAGGAATGTATCGTTATCTTACTGTAAAGCAGGAAATTATGAAAGAACAGAAAGAAACTGTAACCGATGAAGATACCCATGAAGTAAAAGAAGTTACTACATTGGTTGGGACTGGCGAATATGAAACTGTTGAATATTCTACAGAAAATAAAGATGAATTAGAGAAGAAATGTATTGAGCTTTTAGCTTCTTACAAGGTAACAGAATTTACTCCGATTAATACATTGGCTTATACAACAGATCTTGTTTGGTCTGAGTAAAAATAATGGGTGGTACTTCCCACCCTATCAACTGGATATAGGACAATTTGGTAGTCCGCTAGTTTTGGGAACTAGACGTTGTAGGTTCAAGTCCTGCTATCCAGATTTCGTGCGGTAAGCCTGATGTGAAAGTCTATTTGTGGGATGCATACTGCTCTTAGATGTGTAAGCTCAACACTTACTACCGCCCTATACAGTTATAATCAGTTTGGCGACTGATTGGTTTTAACATTTCATTATATCTAAAAGAGAATATTCTTCTCTTCTATCATGTCTAAATTATTATCTTATGTAGGGTAATTGCCCTAGTCTTTTTGAAAAAATTTCATATCAATAAGAATCCTTTGGAGTAATCGTTGCAGCGATTGCTCTACATAAGATAACAATTCGTTATCTGCAAGTAACGTATAGACAAAGGAAAGTATTTCGCTACTAAGTGCGAAGAAAGGATTTAATATTGATTAAGAAATTTACAAAACGACAACTTTTAGACCAATGCGGATTTACCGCAGATGAAACACAAAAAATATTGGAATATCAGAAGAAATTACCAATATTAAATGAATCTGAAGAAGAGGGATTCAGTGTAAATGCAAGAAATCTTTGGGAACAATTAGGAAAGCCACAAGGCAAATTTGCAGATTGGATTAAAAGAAAAATCGTAACAAAGAAAACCAAAGGTGGTTCTTTAATTTTTGTTGAGAACAAAGACTATAATACGATTTCTCAAAAATGCGAAATCGCAGATACAGGTGGTTACAAGGAAATTCTCGAATATTATCTTACTATTGATTGTGCTAAGAATGTAAGCATGATGGAAAATACTGATTCTGGTGCTTTATGTAGAGATTATTTTATCCTTATGGAAAAGGCTGTTAAAAAACATGCAAAATGGGAATTAGTTCGATCCCCTCTCCGTCAAGGTTATAAACAGATGCAGAAAGCATTAGATGAATATATGATGAGAATGGTTCAGCGAAATGCAGACGATTGGGATTACAGATTTGAAGCTGACGCACTTAATGTAATTGCAACTGGATTTTCAGCAAAAGAAATTCGTTCTTATGTAGGATGTAAGGATAATATCACAAGAGACAGTCTTACTGCTACATATAATGAATATCTGTTAAAGCTCCAAGAATGGAATATCTTATTCCTTGGTATGAATATGAATCGTTATGAAAGATATTCAAAGTTGAAAGAATCATTTGATATATTTTTCCCTAACGCAGTTTCTATTAAAGAAGATGTAGATATTAACAAGATAAAGGAAAATAAACAGAAATTGCTTGATGAAGCAAAATCGAAATTGATGAAGACCGCATAATTGTAGGTCTTATTTTTATGTAAAAATCAAGACAGACTTCCTTTTAATAAGGTCGTCTGCGTGTTAGCTCATGTGGGCGACTATAAAAATATTAAGGAGGAATAAAAACTATGTCAATGGTATGTACGAAATTTGGTGGCTCTAGTAACATTGCACTCTGCGAATTTGTTGCAGATTCAGTAGACGAATTGTTATCAGATGCCCCTACAACAAAGAAAAAAGGAACTGGAAACTTTGCTAATTTTGACCACTACGCTCCTATTGGTAGTACAGCAACAGTAAATAATTCAGGAAGTATTGTCGTATACATGCTTTTCTCTGAAGGCTGGAAGGAGATGTAGTATTATGGATACAATAACTTACGCTTTATGTAAAAAGGCTGCTGCTTCTGCTGTAAGTGGAGTTAAAAGTATGTCTGTTGATGGACAGACACTTACGATCAATACAAAGGATAGCGGAGTTTTTAAAATGGTATTCCCTACTCCTAGCGATGGTCGTTCAGTAACAGATATTGACGTAAATGACAAGAATCAGATTGTATTTACTATGTCTGATGGAACAAAAATTACAAGCGGTGTTATTCCTACTGTTAAGGGTACAGACGGAAAGCCAGGAAAAGACGGTAAAGCATTTACTTACGATGATTTTACAGATGAACAGCTTGAATCTTTAAAAGTTAAGGGTGACAAAGGTGATCCTGGTAAGGATGCAGTTTCACCAACTATTACAGAGAATGAAAATAATACAGATAAGATTTATAAATTAGATGTAACAACTGCTGACGGAACTTTTACTACACCAAACCTTAAAGGTAAAGACGGAAAGAATGGCACAGGTTCTTCTACGGGCGAGGAAAATGTCATTGAATCTATCAAGGTCAATGGTGTCGCACAGACTGTTGCGGAAGATAAATCAGTTGATATTACTGTACCAACCGTAGATGTTGACAAGAATTATGTGGATACAGAACTTGATAAGAAAGCAAACACTTCTGATATTCCGTCTCTTGATGGATATGTGACTGATGAAGAATTGACTGCAAAGGGTTATCTGACCTCTCATCAGGATATTAGCGGTAAGGTTGACAAAGTAAAAGGTAAATCACTGATTGATGACACTGAGATTGAAAGATTAAAAAGTGTTAAGAATTATGATGATACAGAGATTAAGACTGAATTGGTAAAGAAAGCTAATTCGACTGATATTCCAACTAAAGTAAGTGGTTTACAGAACGACAGTAACTATCAGACTGATACAGATGTTACTACTACTCTCACACCTTATGCGACAAAAACATATGTTGGAGAACAGATTAGTAATGCCGACCATTTAAAACGTGAAATTGTAACAGAAGTTCCAAAACCAGAAACAGCAGATAAGAATACTATTTATATGTTAAAGATTGAATCTGTTACTGGAAATGATAAGTATAGAGAATATCTTCTTATTGACGGAACTGTACAATGCGTTGGTGATACTTCTGTTGATTTGACTGATTATGCAAAGACTATTGATGTTGATAAAAAATTAAATAATAAAGCAGACAAGACAGAAATTCCAATAGTTCCAACAAATGTATCTGAGTTTACAAATGATGCAGGATATCTTACTGAACATCAAGATATCTCTAATCTTGTTGTAAAGGAAGAAGGTAAGGGATTATCTTCTAATGATTATACAAG